GCATGAGCAGATACATGGCAGTTATCAGGGCAGCCGGCGAGCGCCGCGAGCTGGAGGCAGTCCGCTCCGACTACATCGGGGAGGCTCGCACCATGGCAGAAAAGACGGCAGAGCGGCTAATGCTGCGCGGCGATATTACCGCCGGCGCGGACATAGCCATTGTCGAGAACGCCACAGGCATCAGGGCCGAGGAATACCACTGGCCACAATTACCGGCTTGAGGCGCCAGCTACAGGGGCCCGCGGGCTCCTGACTGGTGGCGCTTTTGCCATCATCAACGCGAGGATAAGACTATGCCATTCGTAAGCCAGAAATTTATCGACACAAGGACCGGCGAGATCGTGACGCAAGTTCCGCTCTCCCAGATCGCCCACTTCGAGGAGTACAACGGGCCGCTGCAGGCTGGTGACTTTGACACCACCAAGACCAAGGCGCCGGCGCCACGCTGCAACTGCAATGATCCTGAGATCGCCCAGTATGGGCCGACCATGCCGGGTCACTGGTTTGGCTGTCCTGCGCGCGGAGGTGCTAAATGATTGCCGAGCAATTCTCACTATTCGACACGCCAGAGGTCGAGATGCCCGAATGGCAGCGCCGGCTGACTCAGTTCAAGAAGCAGCCGGCGCCGGCGCCTGCTCCAGCATTAAAGCGGGGGCCCGTTGGGCTCCTGCGAATTGGAGCGACGGCAAGCAAGCTGGAAACCCTGGCAACAGCAATGCAGGCCAGCATTGACGCCTGTTTCGCTGACCGCCAGACCAACACGCCGAAACGACTGGGCCAAGCGATGAGCAAGCGGGCAGAAGGCGAGCGCCTGAAGCGGACACAGTCCGCCATGCGGGCGCTTGCTGCTCTGCATCGGGGCGATGGATGCCCTGCCAGTCTGGCCGGCCTGACAAGCAAGAAGGCAATCCACGATCTGATGGCCGCCAAGATGGAGCAGGTGCCAAACGGCTATCACTCGTACTATGTGGATAGTGGCAAACCTCGGGACGAGGCCAGCCCTGAAGCATTGCAATTGTGGGCGCTGCTGTCCGAGAAGTCAGAGGAGGAACAAAGAGCAGATGAGCTGCGCCAAGCTATAGAGGGCCTGCAGTTCAGCAAGATTCCGGGCTACTTTCCGACGCCTCCGGCAGTCGTCGATCTGATGCTGGACTATGCCCAGATCGAGCTCACGCATAAGGTACTGGAACCGAGTGCCGGCCATGGTGCTATCGTGGACAAGATCCCAGAATGCGCGGCGGTCGTGGTGTGCGAGGTCAATCATACGCTCTGCGACATCCTGCGCATGAAGGGCTTTGATGCGAGGCCTACGGATTTCTTCGAGATGTACGAGCTGGCCAAGTTCGACCGCATCCTAATGAATCCGCCATTCGAGAAGCAGGCCGACATCGCGCACGTATTCCACGCCTTCGATCATCTGAAACCTGGGGGCCGGCTGGTGTCAGTGATGTCAGCCTCGCCATTCTTCAGGACAGATAAGCGGTCGACCGAGTTTCAGCGATTCGTTGAGGAGCGCGGCGGCGAGGTCGTGGATCTGCCAGAGGGAGCATTCAAAGAATCCGGCACTGGTGTCAACACCAAGCTGGTCATCATCGACAAGGAGTAACCAATGAGCACGTTTAACACACTACTGCACGGATCCGCGGCTGACGCTGCGGGAATACTTGGGGGCGATAATGCGCCTTCGGACAACATGAGCCTGCGAGCTGCGCTTACCAACGCGCTAGACCGCATCGATATATTAGAGCGGAGACTCAACAGCAAGGGCAGGCCGGGTATCCGGCCGCCTGCTGAGTGTCGCGATTGCGGCACGATCTACACCAAGAAGGACATCGGCCAGACCTGCGGCGAGTGTCATCGTGGGGTGATCGAGTGAAGCCTAACGCTGCTGAGTACAACCCGGATCCGGATTACTTCTCTGATCTGGTGGCGTCGACTGGATTGACGCAGAAGGACCTGGCTAAGGTCATCGGTTGCACCGACCGGGCAATCCGGCAATGGTGCTCAGGACAGCGCAAGTTCAGCTATCAGACTCAGTTCACGCTTGAGGCGCTGGTGCTTGGTGTTTAGTTGCGGAGGTCGGGGTCAATGTACCCGGCCTCGCCTTTCTTGAAGTCGTCAGGGTCATCGCTCTCGCGATACTTGGCAGACTCAGGGACCCGGACCACGCCAATCTTGTCGTTGTACAGAACAAGAACATCACCGGGGCTGACTTGGATGTCGGCCCCGGTGAATGCTCCTTGAATCAAGAGCTGGTCGCCGGGTATCGGCTTGATGCGCACCATGAAGTCCTCAAGGAACCGAGCAACTTCCTCCTGATTCTCGACGCGCCATTGGATGTGTGGACAACCTGGGGGCAAGTCCCGCGGATGTGGAATCGCAGCAGCTACGCCTCGGCCGCGTAAGTTAGTGTCTGCCATTTACCATTCTCCAGACGTTCGGGAGCCTCCAGCGGAGACCGGATTCGGAACAACTCCCCGCATACCATCTGATACTTTGGCCACTCTGGATTCAGAGCGACAATGATCGGTCGGTAGACGGTAATCGTGCGTTTGCATTCAGTCGTATCCATTCGTTTCTTGTGCGCCTCGCGGCTCGACGGTTGACATTGTGCTCAGGCCATGGGCTCGCGTCAAACTCAGCGAGCAGAAAATTCTGCACTGGGATCAGTACCTTGACCTCATCTCCGAAGTGTTCCTCGAAAGGAATCCTGCCATGAGCCAATGCGGGACCCAGATCGCGACGATACTTGGAGCGCCGGCCAGAGCCATGCGTGTGGCCAAAGTGATGCCAGATGCACAGGCCAATCGTGGCCATATGCTCGTCCTCAAGGCGCCGGCCGCGGTTGGTGACATGCTCAATGGTGGTGTGCCTGTCCAGATAGCCGCGCAGCAGGCATGGCAGGCAGCCGCAATAGATCGCAATGGTATCCATGCGCTGCCGCTCGTTCTTGCGAGCTCGCGGAGTCTTACCGACCATCCTCAAACCGCGGATTAAGCCTACTAATCTCCGCAAGAGCATCCCGCAAATGACTGCGCGGCCGCCTTCGAACGAAAGCCTTATCTATTCCGGCACGAAGGATTTTTACTTCAGCGGTCAGGCGCTCGATTTCAGCGTCCTGCTCGACAATGATCTTTCGCGCGTGTTTGTAGTCAGTCACGATTCTCACTTCCCTTCTCCTTCCAGTGCCTGTCTACGCCCGGATCGCAACTATCTTTCCACTGCTCTAGCTCAACCTCCAGCTCATCGACCCTTGCTTGCAGTCGATCAACTGCGTCTTTGTCCCATATTGACTCTGCTACCCTCCAATGGACACACGCATCTTCCAGCTCGGCTATGCGCTTTAATGCTTCAATAAACTCAGGCGCATCATGTGTTCTTTTACAGAACGGGCAGTATGATTGTGGGTCACTCATCACTCTCTCCTATCCATGATCTCTACTCCCAACGCCTACAGCCCTCGGCCGGCGCTTGTTGCCGCGTGTTTCCAGCGGCGGGTTGATCTTCCACTTCCAGTCCTTGAGGTACTGGTCAATCCTGGCAGTCGACCAGCCACGGCGCTCAAGCTGCCGGCGCTTGGCTTCAGCCTTAGTATTCAGTGATGTCATAGCTATAGCTCCGGCACATCACCGACCAGTATCGTGTCGTCATCTCTACGCGACGATGCGATGGTCAGCTCAAGCCAGTCCTGATTCGTTTGGTCCCACTTCCACGCATAGCCGTGAATTGCCTCCATGTAATTGCCAAACGAGATGTAAAGCACGGGATCGCCCGATTCCGTGTCGGTCGTCCGCATTACGCCGAGGTTTTTCAGCACATCAAGCACAGCAATGGCGGCGGCCGAGCATTGTTTTTTCTTGAAGCCCTGCTCCTCCATCCAGTCGAGACAGTGTGTTTTTATCCAATCTATTTTTTCCTGTTCGGTCATCTCAATACTCCGTAATGTCATAGCCCATTGCCTTCATCAGTGCTCGTTTCAGTTTGTAGACGTCAGTCCGATGACCGCTCTGCATCTTGACGTCCTCGATGACCCGATTGCCGAATGGCGCCTTGGTCAGGTAGGTAAAATCAGCCTCGTAGATGACCTGCCGATCCCATTTGTTGTGCTGGTTGGAGCTGGTCATTATCGGCACCCCGCCAATGATGATTGGAAATTCAGGATGCACTCGCAGATCCGAGATCTCGCCGGCTCGCTCCAGAACCTTGAGATCCATGTAGCGCAGAAACTCGCGCTTGCTGTCGAACCTGATGCCGTCATGGATCGGCTTGTTCACGTTACCGTAGCGGCCCTTGCTCTTGCCATTGGTGGCCTGATGCTGCCCGGGCTTGTTACGCTTACCGACCGAGGTGCTGGCCAGATCCTCCTCGCTCCATCGCTTTTGCTTTACCATTGGCCTGCCCTCCAAGGAAGGTACGGCGGCAAGCCTCGGTCATGCAGGGGCGGCCTAGAGCCACCGAGGAGGGCACCATTCATTTCTCACGCTCCATTCGTTTGATAAATAGCCTGACAATCTTCTTGGCTGCCTTGTAGTCTGGCCACTCTCGGATGTTCTCACCGAGCGAGTCCTCCGCATCCCAACATGCCTCACCAAACCACGGTAGCCAGTCATCGCCGTGACGCTGCTTGAGCACAACCAGGGCGATGGCCAGCCGATCGGCAAGCAGGGCAATGCGTCTATCCGATCTTGCCTTGTGCTCGCAGTTTTCTTTGCATTGCTCCATAAGCATATTTCCTCGACTGGATGTAATTGCGGACCCGCTTGTCTGGGATTACAGGATTGAACGTATCCCAATCCCCGGGCGGCGTGACGCCAGCCTTCTTGCGGAACTGGTTGACTGCCCAGTTTTTCGATTCATTGTTGGCCCGCTGGTGGTGTAGCAGCATGGCATAGAAGGTTTCATGCGGCGGCCAGCCCTCCGGCAGGCGCTTGACCATGTTCTTGCCAATTGGCACAAGGTCGGCCTCCTCGACAGCGACGTCGCGCTTGGAAAACGGAATCTCCCACCCGCAGTTTGGACAGCGGCGCTGGCCCCTGAAGATGTGGCCACAGTCACCGCACTCGTAATCCTTTGACTCCTTCTGCTCGCCTGACTCCTTCATTTTCGACCAGTTCTCGCACGCTGCCTTGCCTTCATCGAGGCGCCACCGGAACAGATCGTCAGCCTGACCAAGGCGCAGCGTGTTGCCGGCATGGTCGAGCACCATGCAGGGGCCGTACCCTGGGCGCATCCCGCGGCCGATCATCTGCAGGTGCAGCACGATTGACTTGGTCGGTCTGGCCAGCACCACGCAGGTCACGCTCGGAGCGTCAAACCCATAGCTGGCGATGGAAACATTGCAGAGCACTTGCACAAAACCTGCCTTGAAATCATCCACGATTCGATCTCTGGCGCCCTGATCGAGTCCGGTATGCAGGGACCTTGACTGGATCCCAAGCTGCTGGAAGCGGTCGTTCAGGGCCTCACAGTGAGCAATATCGACAGCGAACACGATTGTCTGTCGGTCCTTGGCCAGCCTGAGCCAATTGTCGACGACATCACCAACCAGAGTGACAGCGACCTTCGACAGCGGCGTGCGCTGATAGTCACCCTTGACGACTTTCATGCCTGTCAGGTCAGGAGTCGCTCCACCCCAATACTCACAGGGCGCGAGGAAGCCATCCGCGATGAGCTGCCGGACTGATGTCACATGCTTGATCTCTGTAAAAAAGCGCCCGAGACCCTTGCCAGTCATTCGTGCCGGCGTTGCGGTGTAACCGTCTATGCGGGCCTTGGGCGCGTAGTGGTGCAGGATCTCGAGGATCTTCGGCGCCATGCTGAGATGGCACTCATCTACCAGCAGGCGGTCGACCTTCGGGAACCAGAAATTAGAGCGGCGGGCGCGGGCAATCAGCGTCGGCCACGATACGACATGCACAGCGTTGACAGGATTCCAGCTCTCGCCCTCGCGCTTGGCCCTGAGCACCGACACGTTTTTGTAGCCAACGAGATCCTGGCAGACTTGTGCGGTCTGCCCGAATATCTCATTGCGCGGCGTCAGGATCGCCGTACTGTTGCCGCGAGCCATCTCACGCTGAGCTATCAGGGCTTGGATGATCGTCTTGCCTGAGCCCGTAGGTGAGCAATGGATGACCTTATCGTCGAGGCCGTGATTCATGGCGTAGTTGACGTCATCCTCCTGATACTGGCGCGGCTCAATCTGCACAGGGGGCACACTCGCAAAGTATTTCCTGACAGATCGGGCAGATGGAAGAATCTGCTGAGATCAGGTTCCACTCCTGTTCTGCCAAATCCCTGATGCAGACCCGACAGGTGGCACAGAAGGCGACCGGGATGATCCCGAATTCGCCCTCCATGCCCTCCTCGTCAGCGTCGAACGATGTGCTACAGGTTGAGCAGTAGCGAGTTTTCACTCCTCGGTCTCCGTTTCGTCAGTCTTGACCGGCACCGACTCCATGCCCGGAGCAGCGTGGTACGACTGGATGTTGCCGTACTGATCCCGCATCTCCGGGTTGCCCGGATTGAAATGATGCTCCGTGCCGAGCGTGGACTTGCGCATTATGGAGTTGCGGAACACAAGGCCCACCATGTTCTGATGGTCCTCGACTCGCTTCTGCTCATAAGCCAGTGACATCTGCAGCACCTCGGCCTGAGACTCGCGATCCTGCAGCTCTGACTCGCGCGTGTGGTAGTGCGCTAAGTCGCTTTTGAGGTCTGCAATGGTGGTGGCCGCCGCATCATAGTTTCTCTCGATGGCCTTGAGCTCCTCCTCCAGATCTTTTTTGCCCTTGCGCAGCCATTCGTTTGTGCTCTCGAGTGATGCGACCTCGTCCTTGAGGTGGAGAAACTGTTTCATAGCCTCGCCACTGAATGCCGCCTCTCCGCTCAGATCGAGGATGATTTTGCTGATTTTCTCCATGTGGTTGTCGTTGTCCGCCATTACTTTCTCCTCATTACGAGCACAGCATGAGCCAGCCAGCTCGAGACATACTCAAAGTCAGCGACGTCATCCTTGTTTGGGTTTAGTTTCGTGACATCCCCGCCGCCGTATGGCAGCGCCTTGATTGCCGACATCGCCTGCCTGAGCTCCTCGAGCTCGGCTTCCTCCTGGGTAGGAGCCGGCCGCGTTGGGCGTACATCCTCTGGCTTCGGATCCACGGCCTTCCCGGGCTTGTTCTTGCCGCCCGGTTTGACGTCCTCGAGCATACGCTCACGCACGCGGCGAACAGTGTGGCGATTGACGCGGCACATATCGGCAATCTCCTGAACAGCCATCTGCGACACCTCCGGATCCTTGAGGGCCATCTCAACAACGTGGATCTTGTCGGCGTTGGTGCGGCGAGCTCCGTGCTCCGTGTTGGCGCCAAGGCAATACCGGAAGGCCGCGTGCAGGTCGCCGTCATGCAGCTCACACTTGACCTCTGTGATGTCGCACTCAACAAAGGCCTGCAGGCGTTGAAAACCATCGGCCAGAATATATCGCTCGCTATTCACCTCAGCGAACACCACCAGCGGCGGGAAAACCGCCCCGTTGTGTATGTCCTCGACGTACTGCGCGACGACATCAGGATCCAGTTTTTTACGCGACTGGGTAGCGGCGCTGGCGAGGATATTGTCCGCGGCCAGCGTGATGATCTTATGCTTCGACGACATGGGTATCTCCCGGCATCAGGTCAAGCTGCTTGTTGTATAGCGCCTCGAGCTCGTTCTCGACCTCGTTGGCAAGCTGCGTGATGAGCTGCTCGCGCAGCGTCTTGGTCTGGCCACCGCAACAGAGCTGCATAACCACATCAGGAGGAAGGCTGGTTTTGGCAGACTTCAGTGAATCTTCAACCGCCGCCCTGACATCTGCGGCGATCACATCCAGGCGCTCCGCCGACTGCAGCCGAAGCCGCTGGCGGAAAGACAATTTCCTGATTTGTTGCTTAGCAACATTCTTCTTTTTACTCACGATTCGTCCCTCTCATTAAGTTCATCCTCGGCCGCGGACAGGAAGCTACGCATCTTCTCCTCCATCTCCTTGACCTCCTCAACCGTCATTCGAGTACCGTCCTCATGGACTCGGTACTTCGGAAGCGGGACAGGATCAATGTTTTTGACCGCCCACTTCAGATAGCCGGACGGAATCTCCGCCAGCAGTTCGCCCTCATGCTTGCCAAAATGGCATCGCAACCCCTCGTCACTCATTTTTCTCTCCCAATTTCCTCGCCATCGTTAAATTTGATCCACTTCAGGGCGGCATTCGGAAACACCTGCCTGACCAGATCCATGAATTCACGGTCGGAATCGGACAGCTTCGCCCGGATCCGCTCTCTTTCGCTCTGCTGCGTTTTCTCCACACATACCTCCGGGCCTTTGGCCTGATCGGAAGGATCGGTTACTCGGCTCGCCTTTGTCCTGTCGGATGCGCCTAATGGCCACGCAGATCAAAGGACAGCCCGTTGGTCCTCCCTGCGATTTTTGCCTGCTACGAGTTTCGGTCGAGTGTGGGGGTAGCACCGCTGGTTGCGGTTGAGGGTTGCGAGAGACACAAGATCTTGTGTTAAGATGCTCGCGTCTGGTTTTCGCCCGTCAAAGCCAACCAGATTCGAGGCCCCTTTTCCGTGTCGGAGTAGGGGCCTCACTTCGTTTGAATGTAGCGGAGTCATCCGTGCTCCGCAATCAAATCTTTCATCTTGACTACCATGCGGTAGTAGATCGAGTCGGGCACAGTGCAACAAAACTCGCACTGGACCTGCTCGCCGTTGTGTTCGTACCAGCCTACATTCGTACAGCTCGGGCAACTCAACCCCTTGGAGATGTCCACCATCTTGCGCAATTTCAGAAGCGCCTCGTACTCGGCCTTCTTTTCCATGTTGAGAACCTCAAAATCTCCAGTCATTCCCAAAACATCCTCCAGTAACGATCCCGGTCCTGACGAGCTTCCCGGCGACCGATCGAGCGGCCAATGATGATGGCAAATATCGCAGAAAATATGCCTGCGCCATAAAAGGTCAGGGCCAGCAGGAAAACATCGAAGTCAGTCATACCTTGATAACATGGCTTTCCAAGCCATCCCCAACTCTGGCCATCTCTTTGGTTTCCTTGTTGTGCAGGCAGAGCTCATGCTTGCCATCACTGGCGTCGTCGATCATGGCTGCAGCAACCTGCATCATCAGGATTGTGGCCCTCAACCTGCCCTCGGCCTCGCTCATGGTGTTGGATCCGCTGGCGCACTGAGCGATGCCGTTTGTCTCAATGATTGTGACGCCAATGTCTGCGCAAGTGGCGGACATGATGTGCCTCTGAAACTCAGTAAGCTGCATCTGGATAATTTGATCGTAGCCCTCCGGCTTTTTCTCTTTCACGTTACTCTCCTCGCGTTGGTTAAATCGGGATCTTCGCCTTCTTGGCCTGCTCATGTAGATAGCGCCTAAACCACTCGGACTTGCTCAGTCCCTTGCGCTTGGCGAGCTGACTTAATGCCACCGACTCTTGTGGCGTAAGACGAACATCTATGTGCTTTGATTTTGTGTCCATGGTGGTATACAGTACCGACAGTTGTACCGACAGTCAATAACCTACGCGAGGATAAAAACGATGAACGAAAATTCAGATTTCATACCTGATGACGGCGAAACCACAGAGGCCAAGCCGAAACCAATAGTGCGCTTCAACATCAATGACCAGCGCATCGCTGAGCTAAAAGAGGAGTGCAAGGACGTCGATGCCTACAAGGACTTCGACGCCGCCAAGGAAGCCAAGTCAAAGCTCACCAAGATGCGCTCCGCTCTGACTGAGTCACACAAGACGGTCAAGGCTGATGCACTGGCGTACTGCCAGCTCGTCGACGGCGAGAAGCGCCGCCTGCTGGAGCTGATCGCAGAGATCGAGGACCCAATCACCAAGCAGCTCAAGGAGATCAAAGAAAAAGCTGACCGTGAGGAGGCCGAGCGTGTCGCCGCTATCATGGGGCACATCGAGCAGATCCAAGCCTTCTCTCTGGATCGCCACAGCCTCACCCTGGCTGAGCTCAACCAGCGGCTCGAGACCCTGCTGACTCTCGAGATCACCGAGGAGATCTACCAAGAGCACCTCGAGGACGCGGAGAACGCCAAGGTTGTAGCCGAATCCAAGCTGCGCATCGAGATCACCGCCGCCGAGGAGCGCGAGGCCGCCGCCAAGAGGGCCGCCGAGCAGGAGGAGGAGAACCGCGAGCTGCGCGAAAAAATGGCCGCCATGGAGGAGGAGCAGCGCAAGAAGGACGAGTTGGTTGCTAAGCAACAAGCCGAGCGCGATCGTGAGGCCGCCGAGCAGCTCCGCAAGGAGAACGAGAAGAAGCAGGCCGAGCTCGACAAACAGGCCAAGGAGCAGGCCGAAAAGCAGGCAGCCATTGACGCCGAGAACAAGCGCCTAGCTGACGAGAAGGCCGAGGCCGACCGCAAGGCCGCCGAGGAGGAGGAAGCGGCTCTCAGGGCCATACAGGCGCCTGACAAGGACAAGATTGTCCTATTCGCTGATGCCGTGGCACATCTCATCAAGGTCAAACCAACCCTGCAGTCGGATCTCGGCAACGAGATCATGCTAAACGCTGTAGCCAATCTAGTTGAGATCGAGCACGACCTGCGTGCCCGGTCGGAGGAACTGTAATGTCAGAAGAACAAGCAATCTACGCCGCGCGCTCCAATACGCCACTACTTGACGACCTTGTCCACAGAGTCAAGAACGTCGAGTCCCTTCTCACCAATCAGGCAGCGCCAGCTCCACAGCACGACAAGCTGTTCGCCGCGCTGGCCATAGCTCAGGGCCAGATCCAGTCCGCTATCGCTGACAAGGAGAACAAGCACTTCAACTTCAAGTACGCGGATCTCGATGCCTGTTGGGATGCCTGCCGCAAGCCGCTGTCTGAGAACGAGCTCGCGGTCGTGCAGCTCCCATCGGTCGGCCCGGACGGTGCCGTCACAGTCAAGACTATCCTCGGCCACAGCTCCGGGCAGTCGATCTCCTGCACGTACACGATGCACCCGGAGAAGTCCGGGCCCCAAGCCCTCGGCTCCTGCATCACATACCTGCGGCGCTACACGCTCTGCCCGCTGGTCGGCATTAGCCAGGAGGATGACGATGCCAACATGGCCACCAAGGATCCAAGCGAGTACACGCGAATCACCAAGATCCAGATGAACGAGATCCTGTTGCTGGCCAACAAGCTGTTCGGTGATCGCGAGGACGAGGTTCTTGACCGGATGCTGCAAAAGCTGTTCGAGGGCTGCGCCATCAGCGACCTGCCGGCCGACAACTACGATCAAGTGGTCGGGCTGCTTAACAATCAGGCCAAGCGTGAGGCGGCACAGGCGCAGAAGAAAGCAGAGAAGGAGGCGGACGAGCCAGCCGCCAAGAAGTAAATGGACTGCCGCATTATCCGAGTCGAGCAGGGATCTGACGAGTGGCTGGCACTACGCCGCTCGCGGATCACCGCCTCGAGACTGGGCGATGTCATGGCCAAGCCAGACACCAAGCGATACCAGAAGTATCGCCGGGAGAAGGTGCTGGAGCTCCTCGGCAACGAGAACGTCGAGGAGACTCCAGAGTGGGCCAGACACGGCCGGGAGAACGAGGACAAGGCCATCGCCGGCTACGAGTACAAGTACGAGGTCGACGTCGAGCACAATGTCTTTATGATCTCAAAGAAGTACGACTGGCTGGCGGCAAGCCCAGACATGCTGCAGATTGCACCCGAGGCTGAGGAGGAGTTCGATCAGGGCGCGGAGATCAAGTGCCGCGCGCTGTACAAGAACTACAAGGCGGCCCGGGCGCTGGCGGTCGACAAGAAGGGCTCGATAGCGGCTTGTCCAGCCTGCGATCGGCACCAAGTCCAAGGCAACATATGGGTATCAGGGTGGCGCTTCTGGTGGTACGTGAACTACTACATCGGTGACGATCTCGAGGGTGGCTTGGTGAACAAGATCCATCGCGTCGGGATCCCGCGCGATCAGAAGTTGATCGACCAGATGGAGGTCAGATGCCTGCAGTTTATGAAAGAATGCTACGAGCTTGCTGGCATGTAGCCTAACCAAGGAGAAAATAGTGAGTGATCCACAAGTACCAAATGAGTTCGTCGATGGCCCAGATCAGGAGCCGTTACCGGAAACTATCGAGGCGGCAGTAAAGAACGCCATTGCTGCCAAGACGCCACAGCGCATAGAGCTGAGGCCATGTCCGTGCGGAGAGTTATCCGTCACGCTGATGATGGATGCCGCGCCAAACTCAAAGATCGGCCGCGCAACCTGCGGAACCTGCGGCACATGGGGAGTCGATTTTCTTGTGCCGCGTAGCCAGGACCAGAACCTCGTTGGCATGAAGGCAGCAGAGGCATGGAACGAGGCGCCGCGTGGGTAAGTGGCTGCCTTGGGTTCTGCTGGTCTTGCTGATGGCGGGATTTGGGCTGGCCCTGTTAATACTCTGGTGGTTTAGCAATGGCGGTCTAGTTATGATGTGACTTCTTTCCTCGCGGAAGGAATGCGGAGCCCGACCGTACTCAACTCAGGGATTTAGGCGCCAGCAATGGCGCCTTTTTTTATTGCTGGACCTTGCCCTCGAGGCGGGCTAATGAGCGAGAGATCCCCGGGACCTGAGAGCACACAAACTCAACGTGCTCAACCTTGCCCTCGAGGCGGGTGATTCGCCGCTCTCCGCGCAGGGCGGCCCCTACTATGATGATAACAAGCACGATCGTCTGGCCAATGATCCACATAGCAAACTCATTCATGGCGCGGTCAGGTCTCGAAGCAGGTCCTCGAGGTCCCTGACCTCCTCCTTCAGGAGCTCTACCCGGGTCTTGGTCTCGACCAGCTCGCCATTGATCTCAGCGAGGCGGGCCTTGTAGGTCTTGCCAGAGTCAGTGACCAGAGTCTTGTTCAACACAATGAGTATCTGATCCTCAGTGATGGCCGCGGTGCCCTTCTCGAACACGCCCATGAAGAACGCTCCAACGCCAAACACGATCGCCGTGATAACGGCGACAGCAACCTTCTCAAATATCGGCTTAGTTTCCATCCTTGGACCCCTTCTCGTTCAGTCGCTTGTTGATGGCTGCGCGACGAGCTGCCTCAGCCTCCTGTTTTTTTCTCAGCTCCTCGGCCTCTGCCTTCAGTCGCGCCAGCTCAGCGTCATTGGCTTCACGCTCTGCCTTGATGGAGTCGAGCTGGTTCTGCTGCTGCGCGAAACGGCGCTCTTGCTGCTCAAGATAATCCTCGAGCTCCTCCTTCTGCACAGCCTGGGCAGTCAGCTCGTTGTACTCCTCCTCCCAAACCACGACCGCGCCGGCAGGGATAACTGGCTCCGCTGGTGGTGGCGCCGCTGCTGGCACAGGTGCGATGTGTGCCATGTCTACCTTCATCGTGCGGTTGCCACCAAACTCGAAGCCGAACGATCCCTGAATGGCCGTGTCGCCTCCAGCCCTACCAACACCAACAGTCAGCGCCGTGTTGCTGTCGTTGTCCAGCATGTAGGCAAAGCCCATGCCGAAGCCTGTCCTATTGCCGACGCGACTGGCGCCAAAGGTAAGGCGAGATGTCTGGTCTTGCGGCAAGTGAACCTGTATGGCCTGCGTTGCTGCAAGATAATTTCTGCTCTCGTCGTACAGCTTGTTGACGTTGGTGATCCACTCTGTCGGAACCTCGCCGGCAGGACCTCGCTCTCCTTGTGGCCCGCGCTCACCCTGCTCACCCTGCGGACCTTGCGGACCTTGCGGGCCCGGAGGGCCTTGCTCACCCGGAGGGCCTTGCTCACCCGGAGGGCCCTGCTCACCAGGAGGGCCTTGCGGGCCCGGAGGGCCTTCGCCGCCGCAACCGTGCTCAATGAACCGAGGGTGCTCACAGTCGCCGTGCTCCTCACCGCCAGTCGCATTCGCTCTCTGCATGAACATCACAAAGCAGGCAAGCACAAGCAGGCCAGCCAGCGTTAAATTGATTTTGTGGTGGGTTTTCATAGTGCCGCTCCAATCAGGCCAAGCGCGATTATCCCCCGATAAAACCAGTTGTCCATCTTATGCGCGTGACGCTCGTCCTCGAGGAGGTCCTGCCTAATCTGTGCAAGCTGTTGCTCGAGCTTGCCGGCAGCGACCAAGTGATCGTAGGCAGCATCAGATTTGCGCAGGCCATCAGCCATCAGCGCAGCTACCTCGGTGTTTGTTTCTGCGATCTCGACGTAACGTACAAAGATCTGCCAGCACTCCAGCGACCAAGCACCTGTCTCGCGATCGATGTCGCATAGCTCAGGGAGTGAGTCAGGATCCACGACCTCCTGCGTCTGGTCACGCTCGACCGTCTGCCAGTCAGGGATCTGGTATCGCTCAGTCGCGCACCCGCTTATTAAAATTGTCAGCAAGATCAGCCAGGGTTTCATCATGGTCTCCGAGTTTCTCGAGGCGGGCCTTGGATTTCTCCTTGAGGGCTGCAGCCTTGGCCTTGTCAGCGGCAGCACCGGCCTGCAGTTTAGCTGCTTTCTCGAGATTCTTTTTGGTGTGATCCTGAACGATGACCTCGGCCTTGTGCTCTGCCTTCTTGGCGCGGCGCTCGAGGCGGGTAGATTTTGCGCCCGCGAGAACCATCAGGATAGCCGTCAGGACGGCGCCAGCGGCCGCCAGCCAGCCGATCGACTTTATCTTGGCCCAGAGGTTCACCCTTGACCCTTGCCGCTGAAGCTATTGGCTGCAGCGCCCGTAACAATGGCGGTATAGAACGTCAGGCTACCATCCAAGGCCAGTCCAGCAGCGCCGCCGATCGCATAAAACATAACCATGAAGGTCTTGTAGGGATTCTCCATCAGGTATCGCTTGAATGAGAACGTCAGGTCAGTCTCTCGCTGCTCGATCACTTTCTTGACAATGTGAGCAGCAACCCCAATGAGCAGGCCAACCGCTGTTACCCAGTACGCAGTAATTATTTCCATCTCGGTCTCCTTACCAAAACGAGCAGCCGGATCCTCGGCGCTTTATATCGACGACAGGCCCGCAGGAGCCATCGGGACACGCGGGCCTATAGTAAAATTTATGCTGTTAGACGGCCCCGACTCCGCAGCAAGCAGGGTTGTGGTAGTTAGCTGGCAGGCGTAGTCGCCGGTAGGTAGTCCTGTCAGGTCGACAACGTCAGTGTGATCGCCAATAACCATGTCGATCTGCTTGACCTCTGAGCCGTTGCAGTAAAGCGTGTAGAAGTCCAGCTCTTGCTCGAGCAGCGGAGCTCCGTCCGTGTACTGACTTGGTGGTGTCCAGCTTATTGTGAGGCTTCCTGCCTGCTGAGCATATGCTGCTCGTAGCGTGAACCCGCGATCATAGTCAATCGTCAGGCTTGCGAGGAGGGATACAGCCACAATCCATTGCAGCAATCGCTTCATCAGTCGAGTCTCCGTACTCCAAGAAGTCGTGATGCAGGATACCTTGAAATCTTCACCGTGTCCGACTGGTTGCCGCCGAGGATCTCGATGAGATCACCGGATCTGCCAGCATAAAAACCGACATGACCGGGTGCATCAGTAACCTCGGGCCCCGGCTGCTCACCCTTGCCTCGTTTGATGACGATGATGTCACCAGCCTCCGCGTCGTCTATCGAGATTCCAACGCCAATGTTTAGCCAGGACCGAGCGCGCAGGTCCTTTGACCTCGGCAGGCGGGCAAGCCAACAGATGTAGTTCGCAAAGCCAGAGCACCACGGCACCTCGTCGTTGCTTGGCCATGCGTTATCGAGCTTTAGCATAGCCATGATCTGAGGGTTGTCGACGCTGCCGCCAATCTCCTTGATGCCAGTGAACCGCTGCGCCAAATCAAATGCGTGTCCGCGAGTAAATATCATTCCGTTGTCCTCGAGTTGCGCACCCGCATCATCTCGTCAGCCATATCCGCACACTCCTCAATGGTGGGCTTGGTGGCATTCTCTCGGTAGTAGCCGGGGTGCATTGTCCAGCCAACCAACGTGCAAAAAAAGTCATCCCAAACCTCTTGATTCTCGTTCACGCCGTCACCCACGTTGTCTGGTCGGTCGTCCAGCGCCAACCAACCAGACCCCACTCGTCCTGGCCGTAATCGATACGCAGCATCCCGCGGATCTGATTGGTGTTTAGCGGATCGCCATTCTCGTCGAGCTCATCCCATGCAGGATTTTGCCCCTTGTAGTCGTCGATGACGTTTTGACGAGCCTCACCAGAGAAGTGCCGCGGGCTGACCTCGATAATGGTGTTGCCGATGCGCTCTATTTCGAGGTATCTCGAGATCCCTTGCAGCTCCACCGGAACACCGGGCAGGCCAGTCTGCCGGTCCTCCACTGTCATGCGGCCGTTCTGGTCAGTGGTTCCGAGTGTCTGACGCAGCGGGTTGTCGTTCAGGTAGTAGGTCCACGATGCCTGACCGTCTACCCATGGAGTAGCGAAGTAGCCGGGACGGTTGCGGATCCTGCCGCCGGGATGAGAAACCTTGAAGAAGCCGCCGCCGGCCATGCCATACAGGTTCATTATCGGCCGGATGCAGTAGTCACCTGCAGGGGCAACCACTCCGCAAGGGTACGCCTCCATACCGAGCCGAACGTGCAGCTCCAGCTTGTTTAGGATCCACCGTTCCGAAGGATCTATCAGTGGCCAGAGGGCATAGTCGAGAGTGTATGGTTTTTGGATAATCATTAGTTAATTGCCTGTAATGTGATGGTCGCGCTATCGTCGGCGCTAGACGTTCCATTGTCGCCAAGTTCAAACGTGGCCGAACTATTCCTACTATCGGGTGCCGACTTAGCAATAATCGAATGCCCCCAAGACCTATCGGCGTCGGTTCTAATCCAAGTGTCGCCCGCCGCCGCCGGGGTAGAGTACGTTGAGCCGGTTTTGCTGGCCGATGTATAGCGTACTTCGTAGTCGGCCCCGGTCGTACTCGGTTCGTCGGTGTGCCATTCGCCCGCCGCTACATCGGTTAAGGTGCCATCGTCGTCGTGTACTAGCGTACCGTCCGATTGGAAAACGACGCGGCAAGTCACTAGGTTACCTATATCTGTAGAACTTAAACTATGATTGGTTAGCGATACGCCGCTGGCCCCGCCCCCGCCAAGAATCGCCCGCTTGACGCCCATGCCTGAGAGCATTCCGCGCTGGTACTTTGGTCCCTTGAATGACTGCATCGCCATGGCCAGCCACTTCAGCGGATCCCCTTCTCCGTTCCACCCAAGCTGCAGGATCTCGTACATCCATCCAGGCATCCGCCAGTCCTGCTTGAAGCGAGTCTCACGCACGCGATCGCGGAATGCCTTTGGCTGTGTGAACTTGGCAAACAGTCCGTCAGGACTGATGCCATCGATGATGACTCTTGATGCCATTACGAGTAGTCCGCTCCTGCGCCATACCAAGTGGTTCCGCCGTCCCAAGTCTCAAACGTGAAGATTGAGAACCCATCGAGCGTAGCATTCATTACGTGAGCCGCTCCTCCTGCCCATCTGAACGTGCCACCAGCCCATGTGATCGTGCGGGCGGTAGCTGAGTCCTGCGTTACCTTGACCGTGATCTGGCCGTAGGTGCCGGAGGCAGGCGCATTCGACAGCGTGATGGTGATATTGCCAGTGACGCTCTCGAGGTCCACCTCGAAGGCAGGGCCAACAGTGTAGTCGAGTGTCTGCGTGGTGCCGGAAGGCGTCGACGACGAGGACTGGATCGAGTAGTCGAGCAGGTTCGCACGAATAATATCGTTGTCCTGCATATTGACGTCGATGTCCGTGAACACCCAGTCGAACGAGCCAACCGCCGAAGCGATAGCGACGTTGGTGCCGTCGAACGTCATGGTGCAATCGCCAGTCGTTCCCATGATGAACGTCGCGTTGTCGTCCATCTGGAAATTCAACGTGTCGTCGAGATACAGCGTACCCAGGCCAACCTTCGAGAACACGATGTCGGTGCCATTGTTGGTCATCGAGAACGTGTCGGTGTTGGTCGAGTCGTACAGCGTAAAGGCGTTGCCTGTCCTTACCGAGGTTGGCGACGTAAATTGCACCCCGCCAGTGGCCGTGTTGATGACAAGGTTTGTGCCGTTCCAGTCGATCTGCGCATCACCGCCAGCGGCACTACCGAAGCGCATCTCAAAGTTGTCCTCGAGGCGTGTCGAGTTGTTGAGGATGATCTCACCAGTGGTATTGCCAATACGCACAAGGCCACTCGTCACATCCATATTTATCAAGGCGCGCGTGGTGGCAGCCGAGTCATCCGTTGCTTGCAGGAAGCAGAGATCGTCCTGTTTGTTGAAGCCAAAGGCGTCAGCAGCATCACCAGAGCCAACCGTGTCGAAGATCATAAACTGGTTGCCAGGACCATGAACCTCAAAGCCGTTGGTCACAGTCGGCGTTGCAATTATCTGGGTGCCGTCATAGGTGAAGCCGGCATTGCTGTCGATGTCAGTCGCGGTCGTGAACACCGCAATCTGATTGTCGAGCGGGCTGCCCGATGATGTAACTGTTCCGGATCCACCGGCAGGAGCGGCCCATGTTCCATCTGCTCTCAGGAAGTTGGTTGTGCCGCCGCCTGACAGAGGAACCGATCCATTCAGCGTCGAAGTAAAGACAGGCAGGAAGGTGTTGACCTGGGTGCCAGTCAGCTCAGTGACGATGCCGCCAGCAGAGAGACTACCGAGCAACGTGTTTGCCGAGACAACATTCTGGATCTTGGCATAACTGATCGCGTCATTTGCGATCGTGGCTGCGACAGAGCCGGGTCCTGTGGCTGTTACATCTCCCGTTAGTGCGGTGATTGCGACATTTGAGACCTGATGATCGACACCATCGTCGGCTGTGAAGTACAGCTCATCGTCGGCGCTGTTGACCCAGATCTGTCCGTAGCCAACAGAGTCGGCCTGCGCCGCCGCTCGCTGCTGAAGGAATATCGACGAGCTTGCGAGAACCAAGGTTCCCGTTACATCAAGAACCGAGCCGTCCCATGTGAAGTTGGGATCACCCTCAATGGTGGTTGCGCCAGTCCATACAGCAATCTCGTTGTTAGCCGGAGTTCCTGAGTTGCTGACGTTGCCGGTGCCACCCGCAGCGGCAGATGTCTTTTGCAACTCGAACTGAACATGATCGACGTTACTGAATATCGTCGTGCCGTTGTCGATAATGGATACGCCAATCGTCCACCAGCCAGTATTGTCGGTGACGCTTGTCACCTCAAAGACGAAATACTTTTGTCGGCCAGCAGTCGTGCGGAGTGTCAGGACATCGCCAACCTCAATGGTGTCAAGGAACCATGCGGCATCATCGTCAGCGTAGTCGTTGTCGTCCAGATAGATTTCTGTGACGGATGCAGGTGTCGCGCTATTCAGTCGGAACAGACTTGTCGCTGGGTCTGCTGCCCCTGTTGGGGTGTTGAACCGCCATGTGCAGACTTGCAAGTTATTCAGCGGCGAGGATATGAACTCGCCGCGGTCGTAGAGGGCCGGGGCCGCATCGTCGCAACACCAGATCAGCGAGTGGCCTGCTATCGCTACCGGATCTCCTGCCGCTATCGTCTGACCAAGGAACCCAAGGTCAAGCGATTGAAATATCAAGTGGTTCTTTGAGCTCCCTGTAAGCGTTACCCTTCCTGCCGTGGTGTTGGCATCGAATGTGATGTTCTCGCCCCATGCCAAGTTGCCGACACTGAATGTGCCGCCACTCACGCGCACTGGCAGGTTAATCAGGTCCGTCACTGTGTTCATGCTCAGACCAATCGTGCCCGACTGATTCACCAATTGCAGGGCGGTTGTAGTTGCACGAACAGAGCCTTCCAGCGTGAGACCAGAAGCACTGTAGAAGCTAAGCGTAGGAATAGATGACGGTTCCGAGTACCGCATATTGAGAGTCGGCTCGTACCTTGTGTCTGTAGTCTCATCCCAATACAACATCTGCCCATCGACAGTGCCGTCTACTAGAGCGGAGGCAGGAGCCTTCCAGCTCGCAGTTGTTGCAGTATCCGCAGATAACACCCAGCCAGCCGTCAGGCCAGACAGGTCGAGCAGGTTAAGCTCCGTTGCAGACGCCGTGACATCAGTCGCGCCCGCGGCGAGCAGGTGAGTGTGCGATGCTGCCGCGAAGTTGCTGTCAGCGTAATTGACCCAGGCGGTGCCGCTCCAGCGCAGCAGGTCGCCGGTGGTGATAGTTGTCTCGGTTACGTCACTGATATCGTCAAGGACAAAAGCGCCGGCAACAGCAGCAGCGTGCTGCGTAACACTAGATTCGGTGATGTTTGCATCAGGTACGTTGGCCCATGTTACTGCGGCGGTAAGGTCGTTAGTCTCTGTGGTCAGGTACGTTCCGAGGTCCGAGATATCAGCTTCAACAAGGGCGCGTCCAACGTAACCAGTCGTGCCGTTTGCCACCAGTGCAAAACGGTTCGTGTTCGTCGCGCTTACAACATCGGATAGCTCATCCAACTGACCTACACCAACTACACCCAAATCCCAATCGGTGCCGGTATCGTCAGTGAACACAAGGACGTTGGGCGTATCGTTTCTTACCCAAAGCTGGCCGTGGCCGGTTTGATCTGCCTGTGCTGCGGCAATCTCCTGGAACATGAGGGTGGCGCCGTTCTGCACAAAAACCTTCTCGACACCACTGACGCTGCTGATCTCGACCGGGCTGCCGGCAAACGGCAGGAACCGGATAACGCCGTCAGCCTCCAACTGCAGGAGATCTCCAGACAGGTCAGATTTGATGATTAGGCGATGGTTGCCGGACGAGAGGGTGTGATCCATCTCTATCTCGAAGCCGTTGCCGCCAGTCTGGTCGCTGACGCGGATGAAGTTGTACGGGTTATTCGCGGTCGTCAGGAAATTGATGCCGTTTACCGCGGTGCTGCTGCCCATGTCGAGTTCGAGTATGTAAGCACCAGCGACCGAGCCAGCGTCGAGCCTGAGCTGGCGAGTGGTTTCGTTCCATGAGATGTTGCTGCTCGGCTGATACGTCGAGCCGTCCCAGTACACCATGTCACCAGCGACGGCGCCATCGACCACGTTGCTCAACCCGATGACCGTGTCAGTGCCGGTATCGTCAGTGAATACGAGCACGTTGGGAGTATCGTTTCTTACCCAAAGCTGGCCAACACCAGCCGACGAAGCTGCAGCGGTCGCGGCCTCGTTGATCTTTATGTTGCTGGCGCCAAGCCTGATCGATGTGTTTTCTACCCAGTTCGGATCTATCCAGACCAGCGGCGAATCATTGACTGTGCCAACCGGCAGCGCCCCCGCAATGCTCGAGAGCTCAACATCGTTGCCGAGATCATCCGTGAACATCAGGACGTTAGGTGCGGAGTTCCTGACCCAGATCTGTCCAAAGGTTGCAGCACTGGACTCGGGCGGAGTGGCCTGCTCGAACATGACGATCGAGCCACCGTTTAAGGTGATCGAGTTGGTTGTTGTTGAGCCTACGTCAGTCGTGTCCTGCAGGCTGGTGGCTGTTGCTACTTCAGGGTTAAAGAGCTCAGTGATCGAGACAGAGGTCACACCTGGCTGAATGACTCCAGTCGTCTGGACCTGCCACAACCTGTCATCGCCGGTCTGCTGTCCAGCCCAAACGGTCGTGCCCTTGACAAGGTCGCTGCTGCCATCCCAGTCTGGCGCGCGTGACCAAGCACCAACCGAGTCAGCCTCCCAGATACCATTCTCGGTTGCATCGCTCTGCGCTGTCAGTAGGACGCGGTCTCCATTTGCAATGAACACGCCCCCGTAAGGGTTGCTGATGCCGCTGAGCACAGGGACGTTGCTCTCAACCGCCACCACACATCGAACCTTGATCGCCAGTGATGCGATCACCCCGTTGAATCTATCGATAGCCATTAGTCTCTCGTCCCTGTGAAGTATTCGAGGAGCTCAGGGTCATCCTCGTCGATCAGTGCCTCCAACATCCTGTTGGTCTGACTGGCTGGCACATGGAATAGCGTACCAAACGATTTGACAAAAGCCTCGCGCGCCGCCTTGTCGTTCTCACCCTGCAATGCCTGTATGTAAAGATCTGACAGGTCACTGGCTAGACCTCCTACTGGAGTGTTGCCGCCGCCATAGACGGCCGTTGTAATCTCCCGGGCAAATGGTACGCCTGAAAGCACCGACAGAGCAGTCTGCTCAGCGGTGAACTTGAGATAGTCCTCTGGCTCCTCGGCATCATCAGGCCAGTTTCCGTAGATCAGCGCACTGGTCAGCCCCTCGAGGGTAAACAACAGAATCAGATCCGAGGCGTACTGAGCAGCGGAGATGAAACCTATGTCCTTCTTGAACTCCTGAGTTTTCATGTACGCGATGTTGCCCTTGCGCAGCATGTAGGAGATCAGCGTCGTCCACAGCCTGATGAACTGCTGCTGTCGGGTACTGGTACTCAGTGTGCCGCGCTCGATGTTGGATCTGTCAGAGAAAAATCCGGACGTCTGCGCGAGCTCTACCTGCGCATCTGCGTAGAAAATTGCATCGGCATCAGACAGGCCCTCCTCGTTGCGCCCCTTCCAGTAACCGCCATACCAGGTTGTCACATCGACGAGCGACTGCATCTTGGCGATCGGCCAGAAGAACGTGCGGCTGATCTTGTCCATGGCCATCTTCGCCGTAGTCGGGATGCCGCCGCCAAAGTTCTGCTGCAGGAAGTTCGACGTATCCTGTACATCCTTGTCGAACGCATTGGCCTGCCCGTAGCGCACCTTGAGGAAGGCAGACATCTCGAATGCCTCCTTCCATGCCTTGACTGGATTAGCCATGACGCGACCGAGGCCCATCGCCATGGACTTGGATCCGATAACAGCCATCGACTGAAAGGCACCAGTGAGCTGCAGCGCAGTTGTGTAGATGTTGTAGGCCAGCTTCGACTTGGTGAAGCCAACACGGATGTAGGCGATGCGCCGCTCAACCACTGAGTTGGCCGGCAGCTCTCCGACAGCAGCGTCAGTCAGCCACAGGTTCAAGGTATTGAGCGCCTGTAGGTTGCCTGTTTTGCGGAAGGCAGCACGGACGTCTTTGTCGTTGATTAGATTCTTGACAAAGTTGACCTCATTGCCGATAGCGATGTCGCGAGTGATCTCCTTCAGGTGCTTGTCGATCTGGAACACACCCAGGGCCACCACGTTTTTGTGGTTCTTGACGCGATTGTAAGTTGCACCCGCTCTGGTCGTGGCGCTGACGAACACACCGTTGCCCATGTTGGTGTAATGGTCATCGAAGATCTGGGCCTTCACGCGATCGCTGAACTCTGGGTTGTAAGCCAGTGGGTAGTAGCCGCCACTTAGGTTTACCTCGACACCATCAGATCCAACCATGGTGAAGCTGGTCGGCTCTACCTTCTCGGCAGATACTCCGCGGCGCTCCTTCATGGCCTGCGATAACTGCGGCCAATAGCTGCCGATGTAGTCCCAGATGTCCTGCACGAACATCCAGTCCTTTGACTCCAGCTTTGCGACCGCCGCCCTGACGTCAGCCTCGGGATAAGCGAGCTGGCCATTCTCGTCCACGCCATTAAGCAACGCGGTGAGGTTGCCATCGTTACCCATGTTCAGGGCCAGAGAGATGACATCATTGCGTGACATCTGCTCTCGCCCAACGACAGCGAAGTCCTTGCGGTCCATGCGCCGGCGCTCTGCATTGGTGTAACGCTTTGTCCAGATTTTCGTGACGTCCTCGAGGGCCTTCTGCTGCATCGGTAGCAGGCGCTCCGTGTACGCGCGCCTGATGTTGTTAATCATCAAGCGATTGATGGCACCCCATCCCTCGCCGTCGACCAGTCTGGCCAAGACACTAGGGCCAAGCCAATGCGAGATGGCGCTGTTGAGCTCTCTGCTGCGCTGCTGCTTGGGCGTCTTGGTGCCTTTCTGCAGCGTGACATTCTGGTTGTTGTCGAGGATCTGGCTGATGATTTCCTCTTTGGCCTCCTCGAGGACAATCATCTCTCCGTTGACTGGCATCTTCAGTTGGAGGTCGGCCTCCTTCTCGAGCTGCTTGACAATGTCGCGCAGGCCAACCAGGTCATCAGCGGTCAGCTCCTTCCAGTTCACATTGCCGGAGAAGATCTTTTCTGCAGTCTCGGGCATGACCACCATGCGGCCAGACTCGACAGCCTCTCTGAGATCCCTGAGTGCTGCGTCGAGCTCCACCTCCTTCAGTGTCTTGTTGGCAAAGTCTACGTTCTCGATCACGGCAAGGATGCGGTCCAACACACCGAGCTTTCCGAGCCGCTGCTGAACTCTCGGCTTGGAAAATTTAGTCATGTAGTTGCGGATCTTCTCGCTCTGCTCTTTGGCCCTGACTGCCGCGCGATACATCTCGTAGTTCACGATCTGCTTGCGCTTCTCGACGTAGGCCTCCTCAAAGTTATTCTGTCCAGCCAGCTCGAACGCTCGCCGGCCAGCCTTACGCTCTGCGTTGAGGTAGATCCGTGGATTGATGTCCTTCACCTGCTTGGCGCCGATGGTTGCTCTGGCAGCCTGCTTGATGATGGCCAGCTCCTCGCGCTTCGGCAGGCTTGCCTTGTTGGCATCCCGGGAGGCAGTACGGTTTTTCTGGATGTCCTTCTTGGTGGCGCTCACGATTGCTCTGTCGCGGCGCTGGAGCTCGCGTAGCTGACGCATCTCTGCAGCCAGCACCGATGCCCTGCGGTCGTTGTGAACGATCCTGACGGCGTCCTCAGCGATTGAGCCGTCGATCAGTGGGTCGGGAAAGAGCTGCTGCATCCGAGCTTCAGTCTCAGCCTTGATCCAGTTATTCATGGAAGGGACCTTAATCAGGTCCTCTATCATCTCGTTGGCTGACTTGTATCCCAGTGCTGTAGCGGCAACGTCAGTGTCTACGCCACCCTCCACGCTATACACCCAAGGCTTTGGCAGCCTGCCAACAAACTCCTTGCCGTAACGATCAATCAGATCTGCCTTATCGAGCTTGAATGGCGCCCGAGTGAGTGCAGACCCATCAGGCCGTGTACCGCGCTGCAGGAATGCAAGCGCCTTGTAGACCCGGGCAGCGTGCGCCTCGGCCTCTACCTCAGCCTGAACCTTTTTCTTTTCGTCCTTCCACCACGTTAATTGATCGCGCTTCAGTGCTGCCATGGCCTTGACGGTGAGCCGCTCGAGCTCCTCGTTATTGGCGTTGACAATGCTGGTGCGATAGACCTCGAACACCTCCTGCGACACGCCCATGGCTTCGGCCGTCAGCCAGGTCTGCTGGAGCTGCTCCACGGCTCTGGCTGCTTTGATCTCGTCGTCAGTCGCGAGCATCCGGTCCATGACTCCGCGGATCTCGTCGGTCAGTTGAATGGCGTCCGGGCTCTGCCGCATCCGGCGCCAGATGTCAGTCAGCCATCGACGGAAGGAGTTGAATGCGTCCTGCAGGGCCATGCTTGGAGCCTTGCCCTCGTACAGATACTTCTCGAATGACTCTGCCCAGAGCTCATGGTGCTCGCGCGTAATCTGTCCGCGGTTTTCAACACCGAGGTACTCGAGGATCTTCGCGTAGTCAGCCTTGATCTTGTCGGTTGCTTCCGGGCGCTCTGCCAAGCTGCCAATGACCTCGAGATACAGGTGGCCAGACTCATGCAGGAATGTAGACAGGTCGCGAGACTGGAACAGCCTGATTGTGGCTCGGCCGACCTCGTCGAATGTAATTGATCCCTTCTTTTTCTGGAATAGCGTTTGACCCTCGAGGGCGGCCTCCTTCATCTGCTCAGTGATGTCGAGCGAATGCACTCGGATCTGCTGATGGTTTTTCTTATTGGCGATACCTCGAGCTACTTCCTCCAGCTCATACGGGCCGCTGGCAATTCTGTTGGTGGCATCCATGACATACCAGCCAAGGGTCTCCCGGGCTTGACCGTATAGCCTTGGATTTCTCCTGAGCTCCACCCTGAAGGGTGCTCCGGTCGACGTCTGTACTCGCTGGCCATTGCGTACTACGTTGGCATTCTTGTCCAGTTTGCGCGCAGCTTTGTTGGTCAGGTTGACGAGCTCGTTGTCATAGAAGTTGACATGAGCTGAGTCATCAGCCTCCCTGCCGGCACGCTTGTTTTGTACGTGCCCGGGAGTCCAAGCGACCTGATCGTAACCCTCCTCTGCAGCCAGCCGGATGATCCGCTTCATCGCCAGCGACGGCCATCCTCGTCCCTTGAACGGTGCATTAGGAACAGCGTCAACGACTTTTCTGAGAGCTTCACGCTTTAATGCCTTGGCCTGCCTGTGCGATTCAACCGCCATTGCGTATCGGTCGCCGGCCTCTATGGCAACCGGATCTGTTACGTCCCATCGCTCCGCCCAGTCTCTATTGAAGCGAACCGCACGCCTCGCCTCTCCCTTGGTGTCAAAGCCAAGGAGATCGCTGCTATCGAGCACCTCATCGAGAGCAATAGTTGCCAGAACGCGCTCATGTTCGGCAGCCTTGATGCCATCGTCGAGGACCTTGATTGCCTCTGGGCTCAGGCCCTCCTCGTCACCCCGGTATCCGTAGCGGCTGCCACGCTGATGCCAGTCGCTCTGCACTTCCTCAACGAACAGGATCCTCTCGCCGCTCGGGCCGTACCGCTCAGTTGTGCGCATCCAGGCAAGGATATTTTTCTCGTTGAAGTGACTGAAGCCGAAGTTCTCTTGCAGGCCCTTCTCACCAGCAGGAGGAGCTTCGATCCTGAAGTCGGTCGTTGTCTCCTTCGCAATGTTCAGGCTGAGCGCGTTCATCTCCTCAACGAGCAGATCGTACTGTTGCTCAGTAACATTGCTGACGGTCAGCTTGAGGTCTGGTTGTCCTGAGTTCTCGCGCTCGAGGACAGCACCAGCCATACGCGGTTCAGATTCGATGAATGTGAACAGATCATCGGCCTGATCGTCGTCGATTGGATAACCCTCGCCTATGTGCTCGAGGTCGAGCGTGAATACCAGCGTGTCCTCAGCGATCTCTGGCAGCTTCAGGAAGATGTCGCGCGGCTTGTTGCCGTTCGGCATTGACTGGCCCTTATAGGCCGCGTCACCGAGGGCCTGAGTCTCGACAACCTCGATGCCGTTATTCTCAACAAACTTGATGATCTGGTCGCGAGTAACAGTATTGTTTAGCTCGGCCTCGGCCTCGAGCCACTCATCTACTCCGAGCCACTCCATCTCCGCCTTGGTAACACCTGGCTGCTTCTTGAGCAGGGCGAGCATTTCGTTAGCCTTGCCCTTGCCATTGGGCATGGTGCGGGCAGCAGTCAGAAGTCCAGATGTGAAGCCGATCGATGACTGATAGAACGTCTGGGTAGCCGAAAGTGTGCCCTCCGAAGCCATGCTCTTGGTCTGGCCGTTTTCCAAGTACAGCGCATCGAGCATTCTCCAGTCAGCGAGGTTGCCAAAGCTGGCCATATTGTTCGCGGCCGTGGTGTTCTTTTCCTTAGTTGATACGATGAAGGCGGCAGCATTCATGTCAGCAAGAGCGCGGATCAGGCGGTTCGACTGGCCAGTATGTTTGAGCTTTGACATCTCCTGTGGAGTCATCGACAGGAAGCCGAGAACGTGATGCCTGTTGTTCAGCATGAGCACCCCTTCAGGGTTGCCCATATCCTTCAGGACTTGCTGGGTATCTGCCGGCGAGCTGATCTTCCTGCCGTTCTGTTTACCGCGAATTTTGCGGGTGTAGACAGGCACCTTCTTGTTGCGAGCCGCTGGCGTGATAGGTCCACGACTCAGCACGCCATGCTCACCAAACTCTGTGAACTGGCTGTTACCGCCGCCAACCAAAACGTGACCCTGAACTTTTACGCCTGAGCCTTCCATGAGCTGATCGATACGCCGCGTGATGCGCTCGTCTGCCTGCGACGGCTCGAGGACACCGCTCGGGTGGTTGTGCATCAGCCAAACTTTTGCAGCGCCAGGTATCGTAATTACAGCCCCCGCGTATGTAGATGGATACACGGCCGTTCCATCAAATGTCCCGCGAGCGTGCTCGACGATGCCGACGACATTGTTATCCTTGTCCAGCACGACTGCCCACATGCCCTCGCTGGCATTGCGACGAATCTCCGCAAGAACGTGCGCCGCATCTGCAGGGCCATTGACCCTTGTGATGCCGACAGATATTTCTTTCTCGACCTCAACCTTGACGATCGCATCGTAGTTAGCCTTGGCTTCGATGATGCGCTTGTCGACAGGTACGTCAGGGCTGGAGAACAGATCGCCCTGCTTTGGGCCCTTGGTCTTTGGCTCGTTCAGAGATGGATACGGCTCGGTCATCTCGCGCACACCGTTATCCCTGAGCTTCATATCCAGCAGGCGATTGGTGATCTCTTGGCCTTCTACCAGCAGATCGAGCAGCTCCGTGCGGATCTCCTCACGCTTGTCCTGCAGATCTCGGAAGTTATTGAAGATCTGGAGTTGAGTCTTTCCTTTCAGCATACCCATGACCAGCTTGCCGTTACGCAACAGGTCTCCGGTAGCCGGATGGAAGAACATCTCGTTGATGCGTGTCATCAGTGCCGTGTCGTCATAGACATCGATGTCAGGACCACCGGGCTCCCAGTGCCGAAAAATGGACTCGATAAAGTTGATGTCGTCAGACACCTGAGCCAGCGCACCGCCAGCATCAGTGAGCTTCTGGATCTCAGCAAGCCGTGTGCGGAGCTTCTTTTCCTCAGCCTGCGCAAACGATCGAACCTCACCCAGGACGTCCTTGCGCTCCTGTACCTGCGCACCCTTGCTCGCCGCATAGCTGGCGATGTCGACGATCTTCTTGTCGAGCTCAACAGTCAGGGCGCGCACGGCCTGCTCATCGGTCATGCCCTGCTCGATGAAGGCTTCCAGTTTCTCGATGTCGGCGGAGCTGATCGGCACGCCGGCCTTCTGAAACTTCTTGATGCAATCCTTGAGCGCCATCAGTCCTTAGTCTCCAAAAATGCCATGACGAGCGCCATTAAGAGCTCGTCGTCATCGCGGAGTATCCTCTTTCGCCGCGCGAGATCCGAGCCCATTGGGTGAACTTCCTCGATGGGCGGCACGAACGGAGCCGTCCTGCCGTAGTGCGACGACAGGTTGTGAGAGCTCGCGTATTGAGATCCTCCATAGTGGCTGCTCATGTTCCATCCGTGCTCGAAATGTCTCTGCCGCCATTGGCGGAGTCGTCACCAACGATGCGGTCCTTGCTGTCTGCAGCGTCACGTATTGAGTAGCTTCCATCGACAGCCTGCACGATCTTGCCGGCCGCGTTGGCACGCAGCAGTCGCAGAATCTCGGAGAAGGTCTCGCCGTTCTCAATCAGGTTGTCAAAGAACAGATCGATGTCAGCCTGCTGGATCTTGCCGGCGATCAGGCCGGCACTGTTCTGCGACAGGATCCGCACCTGGTTGGTCGTGGCGACGTCTAGGATGTTGTTGTTGGTGTTCTTGAGCGACACCGTGTACTGGCCATCCTCGAAGGTCACGAAGTATGGAGCAATGATCGTGAAGGCCTGCGCGTAGACGAACCCGGAGATGATATAGCTCGGGTTGTTGCGCTGCGTGTCAGTCCATGGCGCACCTTCCTCGGTTGCCTCGAGGTCCTTGAGGTCGACCCAAAACTGAGCGGTATCAAGCTCGCGAACCTCTGGCGATACCTGAATGATTGGCATGTCAGCACGCGGCACGAAGATCTCGCCAGTCACCCAGTCGATTGAGACAGCCATTATTCGTCACTCACCATGGTAATCGTCGCGCTGAGACCTGATGCGCCGATCGTGTCGTTGATGTTCACGCGCTTATAGACCGGGCTGTTGGTGCCCTTGGCCACGTAGCCAACAACAGACTGTGGCGTTGAGCCGGCGTAACTGGTGGTGACAATTCCACTGACATTAGTGATGTCGAAAGAGATGATGTCAGTGCCGCCAGACTCCTCGAGGAACACCTTGGCCCCTTCAATCGGGTTGCCGTCCGTGTCCTGCACGGTGATCGTTACGGTGACGGTCTGGTTGACTGTGACTGTTCCGGTGTAGCCTGCCGCGCGCTCGTAGCTAAAGGTGCCAGTGCCGTTAGATACGTTGATTGTGACGTCACCGTCTGCTGCATTGTCGACAAGGAACACAGTGTTCCCCGTAGAACCGTTACTCGTAGTCTCGTAGCCGCTGACCTCATAGCCGTCAATATTGAAGGTCGTCAGCGAAGCCGTGTTCAGCGAGATCTCGATGGCGTGGCCAGTGCCGTCAGAGTTGAACGTCAGGTTATCCTGGGCCTCCTCGTCGGAGCTCGCATCCCAGAGAATCGCACCGAGCGGATCATTCGAGCCGTTGAACACCAATCCATCGCACGGCAGCGTGGACAGGTAAACCTGATCGCAGTTGTTGAAGATGCAATCATTCGCAAGGCGACTGGTGCCACCAGTGACCGGGAAGGTGATCGCACCGATATTGGTCATCGTTACTGCAGTCAGCGAAAGGGTGTCGATGTTTGTATCCGACATATCGAAGATCGCTCGAGTGCCGGTGTTGACAATGACCACGTTATTGAGCACGAAACTGATGGTGTCGGTCGCGTTAGCCACTACGCGGAACAGGAAGTTGCCGGTGCCGATGGCTCGACCACCAGCGTTGTCACCGATCCAGAACCACTGTTCGCCGGTCGCCGTGAAATACGCATCGGCGTTGGCGGCAGGCTCGCCCCACTCGGTAGACCCAAAAAATCCGTACTGCTCACCAAGCGGGTTATTGGTGAGACCCCAACCGTTCGTGACGTCATCGCCCTGCACATCGGCCATGGTCTCTGGAGTGCCTGACGTACCGCCATTGATGCGCAGCGCATAGGCGCCGTTCGTGTGGAAGCTCATGCGGTCAAGGAAGATGTTGGCTACGTTACCAACCGCCTTGGCAAGGTGAAGGGTGCCAATGCCGACCGATGTTATTGCTGTCTGGTCGAGGTTTGCCTCGGTTCCTGCATAGGCATTGAACGATCCCGGTGTCGCCACGACCACGGAGACATCCAGCTTGTAGGCGTTATAGAACGGGACTAGCGGCAGGCCGACCGCATTGTTGCCGGCCATGTCGTAACCGATACGATCTGTGCCGTCGCCAATTACTCCCTGGGTGCCGCCGTTCGCATAGGTGTCGACGAGGTTATCTTTCAGCAACCAGTAGACAGTTGAGTCCGACAGGTCTCGAGTGCCGCCGATCGATGTCGTGTACATATGCTCGTCGGCATTGGTGTGCTGCGACTGGATCGAGCCGGAGCCCTCATACCGCTGGCCGGTCGTCGTGTTGACGGTTGGCGTTGGACCGTCACCGAGAAATCCGGTTGCCGAGTCACAAGCGTTGAGAGTTGTGCGGAGGTCTGTGCTCATTGTCCGTGCAAGTAGTGCAGGACAATAGCAGCAGCGTTGACGCCATATAGATCAGTTGGATTCAGGCTCGGAATCTTCACGCAAATATCTTCCGGGCGAGACAGATGACCGTTGCCCTGATTGGTGTTACCGAAAACGAGAACCTTGTCTCCGGATGGAATATCTGACAGTGCGCAATCCCCATCTGGCTCAAAGAAAATACGGATGCCAGTGCTGGCATCGAGGCACTCCTCCATGGTGGAGAAGTGCCCGATGCTTACACCAGACATGACAGGGACGATTGGCGTGACGTTGAACACATCAATACCGTAGGCGCCGCGCAACTGGCGCCACATGCGCCACTCAGTATCAGGCGGTAATTGTGCCTCGTCCCATCTTGTGCAGATTGTCCTCATGTTTACGCATCCGGAGTCCGAATCGTCGAGATGCTGAAGGCGCCAAATGATGCAGTCGTCTTAAACGTCTTGATTGGATCCGGTGATCCACCGCGGCGTACCGTCACAGCCACCGAGTTTGGAGTCGTATAGGTTGCCGTGTACGACTCACTGGTCGTAAAGGTCTGCTCATCGATGAACGCTCGGAACAGATTGTTGCCAGAGGTTGCAGCGTTCGGAACCGTACCGACGAGAGTGAATACGCCTGTGCCGGCTACATACGAGCTGTATTCCAGCAGATCGTAGTTGCCGTCAGAGTCGCGCTCAAGTCGCAGGAAGCCTGCTGCAGGAGTGTTCGCCGGGATGTTGCCGCCGCCAACAGTAACGATACCTTCGCCGCCAGCGAGCGTGACGGTTATTGTCATCTCGTCGAAGTCTGGCTCTGCATCGCCGTTGATGTCGAGTGTCGATCCGTCCCATGGGTACACGGTGACGTAGTCGCCAGAGACAAGGTTTGTAACCGTACCGGAGCGATTGTCTGGCGGAGCAATCGTGACTTCCAGCAGGTTCGGGAAGCTGTCGCCGGCAATCGCGTCTGTAGGATCGATTGCAATGCCAAAGTTCGTCTGGAAGTTGGTGCCAGTAAACAGACCGACAAACTGGTTGTTGATCGTTCGAGTCGAAATTGCACCAGCAACATCGATTGTCTGCAGCGAGGTAGCACCGTAAAGCGTCTGATTGTCAGCCGGAACAACACCAGTGAGCTGCTGGCCGTAGATGTTGCCATCTGTGCCGTTATCAAAGATCGCGTAAGCGAAGATCTGACCGGATGCTGAGTTATTGACTACCGTGCCAGAGGTTGCAGTCGTTTCTGCAGCGCCGCGCAGCGTGGTCAATGCCTCGGTGTTGTTGAACGTGCCAGTGACGTCAGCCAGGATCAGCGTGCCAGTCGTTCCTTGGTCATCAAGATAGATGACTCGACCGCGACCGCCGCCTGCGCCCTCAATGGTGTCACCAATGACAAACGGACCAGATGTTTCGCCGGTGTATGGGACCTCAGTACCGTAGGCCAGAACCTCTGGCTCAGTCAGGTTGCCACTCTCCGCGTCGTAGGCAAAGTTACGATTAAAGCCAGTGAACAACTGAGCGTTGCGACCAAACAGGGTCTCGGCCGTGCCGCGCCTCTGGATGTACTTGGTGTACTCGTAAGTCTCGAGCGCATTCTCTGTGTCGAAATCAATCGACAGGCCGAATGGCGTGGTGCCAGATCCCTCGTTGTAATCGAGCACCTGGTAGCCCTCAGTAAGGACTGGCGAGTAAGCAGCAACCGTGCCGGAAGCCGTGTTGTTGTTCGCGTCACCAGATGAGAACAATGCGAGCGAGGTTTCGGCAGTACCGAGTGTCGTGAAGCCCTCAAAGTAGTTCTCGCCATACTCGAGCAGCTTGCCTTTGACTCGCTGGCCGTCGATGCGGACACCAGCCTCAATCGTCTTGACCAAGATCCGGACCTTGCCTCGTACCGAATCAGGCATGTAGGCGTTGTTCCAGTAATCCGTGATGATCCCATCTTCCTGAATCAGGATCGGGCGAGTCGTAGCAAGAGGCGTCGTTACCTGCACACCAAGGCCAGAGTACAGCTCGCGCGTATTGCCTGAGCCCTGATCGATGGACCCGCCGTACATATGCTGCGCGACGGTATCGTTGATATTCACAGCGCCAAGCAGTCGGATAATTTCGTCCGTTGATCGATCTGATGCGGTCGGATCAATGATCGACAGATCATCGTCGCCGGCGATCGTTTCGTCATCGTTGAGATCAGACAGGAGCCTGTGCAGCTCAAGCGGACTGTAAGCGCGAGGATGTACCTCGCCATTCAGTGTGCCGTCGCCGGCGATGTCGCCAGTGAAAGTATCGTTGTTGACAGGAATGCTGGCATCGAGGTCAGTTATGAAGCGGACTGACAGTTCACCAGTAGCGCCGGCATCAGATTCGACGGTAATGACTTCACACTGTTCGCCGCCAGAGAAAGTCAGGATCTCTCCAGCCACCACGTTGGATGTCTGACCATCGAAGAAGAAGCTGTGCGTTGCACCCAATGCAGGGCCGGTCCATGTAACTGCGCCGCTCGCAGCCACCGCTACGTCATCGCGAGCGTAGGCCGGATACAACAGCAAGTTCGAGGTGTCCACATCAGCCGTGACGCCACCCTGGGTCAAGGTGTCCGCTGCATCAGGGACGATTGATCCGTCAATGATCGCGATAGCCATTTTTCCAGTATTACCACCGAGGTCGATGTCCCAAACAATAAAGCCTGAGTCAGCGGCAGCGTTCCATGTGACAAAAGCGCCTTCCTCGGCAAAGCTACCGCCTGCGCGGCCGCTGTATTCGAGTGTGTAGTAAGTGGTCATTCCTAGCTCCTAGTTAATAGTGCGTCCCTGCGGCGTTGCCACAATTTTTGAGATATATCCCTGATTTGATCGCTGAACATCGAACTCATAGGTGATCCGGCCACGCTCTGCGTTGGCGGTCTGGATCTCTGTGAGGACGGTTTGCAATGGGGCCAAGTCAACTGGCGACCCCTTGGGTCCTGCGTTCTGTTGACGAATAAGTGCCTGCAGGGTAGCGAGCACTTCAAGTTGGCTTTGGCTGCGGGCGAGGTCTGCTTCAGCTCGCTCCTGGCTGGCTTGTACGAGGGCGTCCATCTTCTCAAGCAGCTCACCGAATCGCTCAATGGTCATAGGCTCCGCTTCAGACTCAATGAGATCACCGCCCTCGATCATCTCGAGGTACTCGGAGTCGCTGACTTTCCGTTTAGCCATTCAAACAATCCATTAGTTTTTTCAGCAGGTTACGGCGCTTGACGGTGCGATCGTACTCAACATTTGCTTTAACAGTCCGTGTTTTCACCTTCCCCCGGTGAGTGAATGTATCAGTAATCGTGACGTCGCCAAAATCTTGTTGCTTTGCCAGCGCGTCCTGCTTCTGCGCGAGCAGGACCTCAGCCCTGGCCAGAGTTGTGTCGATATTCTCTCGGTAATGCGAGAAGTCCCGCCCCTGCTCGGTGTGCTCGGTAACAACTAGGTTGAATACCAAGTCACCGAGGGCGTTCAGCTCGTCGGTATCGATCTGGTTGAAGGTCCTGCCAATCTTGAGCTTTGCGCGAATTTCCGCATTGCTCATCGTATCAATGTCAATGCCCTCCTCATCGAGAGCATTGCTCAGATCCTCCAGCATTCCGGCGAGGTTCTGCTTGCTCTCGTCGGTATCCAGAGTGCTATAGACGGAATTACCACCGAGCTCGCGGTCAATCGCATCGAGCAGCAGGTTCGGGTCCCGCTCCGCAATAAAGCCAGCTTCTTGCGCAGCCTCCGCCATGCCATCGAGTGTGTCGCCATCGTTGCGAATGGCCCCCAGACGTCCGCTGGCGACCGCCTGAGCGCGAAAGTCCCGGGCATCTAGCTCTGGGTCGGGTACAAGTCCGCCGCGCAGAGAGATGAAATCAAGCAGCGATGGGCCAAAGATGTCCCGCTGCGTCGGTATGTCACCAGCTCGGATCATGTCAAGGTAAGGGTCGACCTGCGCATCAATGTCCTGCGGCTTCAGGTTCTCGTTGCGCGGGCCCTTCACCCCACCGAATACCTGATTGAACAGCACCAGCGGCTCTATGCCTTCCTGCCTTGCCAGGTTCGGAATGCCACGCAGTATCTCGGCAGACTTCGAGGCAGCATCGCCTGAGTAGTTCAGTGCTCGAAGCTGGCCAATGACGTCAGTCATTATCTGCTCGTCCTGAGCAAAGTCTCCGGCAATACTCTCGGCCATTCCCTCGACCGTTTTCATTGCCTCCTTCTCGTTGGCGTAGAAGGCCTCAGCCTCCCGGGCTGTGAACTGCTCGGAGTCTGTACGCAAATCCTTTATCAGGGCGTTGTGGTGCTCGGTCGGGGCAATGGTCTGCAGGTACTCCTTGATCGGCACATCGATGAATCCAGTGACCTCGGTGCCTTCTTTCAAGGCCTCCGGACTAACACCGAGAGTTTTGGCTGTCTCCTCCACATCCATTCCCTGCGACTGGAAATACTCCCTAAACTTTGTCGCCTCGATCTGGATGGTCTTGTTCTGGCCAGCGTCACTGAGGCGGCTGACGAAGTCTGTCCACTTGGTTGGCGTTTCCTTGCGGGTCGTAGACTCCTTGGATGTTTCCCCAAGCGTCTGGTAGGCCTGCAACATCTGGTTGGCGCTGCGGGCCTTCTTGGCGTCACCGTAGAACTGGGTAGCAGGACCCATGCCACCGATCAGCGCGGTGCCGTAGAAGGTATGCTCTATGGTGCTTAGCAACATCTCCTTCCAGTCCTCGCCGGTCATGGCTTCGGTTTCAGGACGGATGTCGCCGCGCTCTCTGGCGTCTGCCTTGAGGATCTCGCCTGCCCAGGCTGTTGTGGCCTCCTGAGCTGACTCGGTCAGCATCTCTGTCGCCTGCACTTCGCCATAGTTAATGGCAAGCCTTGTAAAGGCGTTTTTCACGGTTGGTTTGGTAAGTAGCTGATCGACAATCTCGCCAGTAGCGTCACGCTGTACTGCTCTGAATCCCGGCAGCTTCTTGGTAATCGCGCCGATACCGACTGACTCAAGGGCACCATTGACCACACCAACGACATTAGCAGCCAGCATGGCGTCCTTCTGATCGAGGCCTGCCTCGCGGTACTGATCGAAGGCCAGAGCTCGCTCGAGCTGACCTGCCGCCATTGTCCTGCCGGCCCATGCGCCAGCACCGATACCACCGAAAAAACCCGGCACAGCGCCAATGCCGAAGCCTCCAGTTAATCCGATGCTGCCACCTATCATGCCGCCCATCATGGCCTCGTCCGCTGACTGGGCAAGAATAGTTCCCTGAATCGGGAGCTGGTTTGCCATGCCGGTCAGAAACTTGGTGAAGCCCTTGCTGGTGTCGTCGCCCTCCATGAGCTGCCTGAGCTCTTTAAGGCGGGCCATGTCCGCCTCAGACTGTGGCTCGTCAGGTGTCTCCATCTGCCGGCCAACGATCTCGGCCATCTCTGTCGTAGCCCAACCCTTGTCCCACCCCTGAAAGACTGGCGCCAGTGATCGCTCAAGGCGTGTCAGGTTGCGGCGGTCGCGCTCTAGGACGGCAAGATTGTAGGGATGCTCAGCAGCGAATTTGTTGAACACCGGGGCACCATTGACGGCGTCGGTGTAGTTCTCGTAGTTGAACTCGTTGCGCTTGACCTGCTTCTCGATATTATCGAGATCCGCGTCGACAACGTACTCTGGCAGTTTTGTCTTGGCGGAGACTGCGAATACGCGGGAAGCGCGATCCGGGTCAACCTCCATATCGTTGGCGACATTCAGGGCAAACCCGCGCTCACGCTCCTGCTTCTGTCTAAGGTATTCCTCAGTGACGCTCATCACTCACCCTTGAGTCTGCGGATAACCTCGTCATCCCCGAGCCCATTGTCGAGAGCAAAGAAGGCCCTCTCGAGATTGTTATTGCTCGGCTTAGCGACCCCATTCTCGCGTGCCATCTGGCGCAGAACTTCCTCAACCGTGAGCTCGGTGCCGTTAATCACCATCTCCTGCACGGCAGCCCTGGCCAACGGTAGGTAAGCCTTGTCCAGCTCGTCTTGCGTCATAATGGCGACCGGCTTGGCCTCGTCCAGATCGTAGTCCGATGTGAAGAAGTCTCGGTCAATGAATGCAATCGGGACCATGGTACGGGCTAACTCAATGCGGCGCTCGTCATTGCTTAGCGGGCGACCGAGCTCCGTTTGCTTTGCCTGCACGGCAGCATCAAAGTTGAATAGCGCCTGCTGGTATCGCTGCGCCTCTGCATCGGTGCGTCCGGTCTGCGGAATAAAATCTTTACTAACGAGCAGCGCATTGACCATCTGCTGATTGGTCAGCCCGCCGGGTAGTGTCGTTTGCTTACCGCTCTTGATAAGGTCCTGCTCGTCCTTCAACGACTGCCACTCTCGGCGGGTAAATACAGACTTCCACGCGGCATCATCGAGCATCGTCCTCGACTTCTGCTCTTGTGTCAGGTTGCGCCATGCTGCATAGGAGTTGCCACCATCCGGGTCAAGCGTCCACCGTACCTCTGTTGGCCGAGCGAATCCCTCGCGGCCCTCTGAGTAGCTGATAGCAAAAGTCTCAAGCGCAGCTCGTTGGTGCGGCTCCAGCTTCGATAGCTCGACTCCAGAGATGTCCTCGTATCGAGAACCATTGGCAATCCGATCCGTGTTCTCGGTGATTATCCGCTCCTGCAGAGCGTTCTTATTGCGCGTGACCTCATTGCTGGCGCCGGTAAGCATGGACTCGAGGCGCTCGCGGGTGCTGCCATCGAGCTTCTGATCCTTGGCCATCTGTCTGGCCAGGATATTAGCAGCCTCGAAATTGTCAGGGTGCTGCTCATAGGCAATGTCGACGATCGACCGAGCGGCTGCATTCTCATCGTCGATCTCATTCTCAGTCTGGGTTTCGCGCAGCATCTTGACCGCGGTCTCAAAGTGCAGGAAGTCTGCAACCGAGTCTGTGCCCTTGCCGGCACGGATGTCCTCTGGCGTGACCGGGCCGCCCATCTCTCGACCATTGATCGATCGCTCGAGCATCTGCGCACGCATTTTAGGATCCATGTCAATCAGGCGATCGTAGGCCCATGCCTGCACGACGCGCTGTTTCTCTGCCTGACCATCAGTTTCATCAAAAAAGCCAGCGGCAACCATGGCATCGACGCGATCGGACTGCGTCATCATCATGTCGTTCACGACTGTTGGCGACTGCTCTACCAGCATCGCCTGTTTGTTGATCTCGGTGTCGGCGTAATACTTGCCAACCTCGTAGTCGACCCGCTTCTTGCGGCCGAGCTCACTAACCTCGACAACACCGCGCTCGTTCATCAGGCGAGCTTCGGCATCAAATACAAGGCGGTCACGCTTGCCAGTGACGGTCGGGAAGATGCGGGCATAGTGGCCCTTCATCGCCTCCCTGTATCTGGCGTCAAACGTAGAGTAATCCTTGTCCTCTTTGAGTTTTGCGCGCTCCTGAATGTCGGCAATCAGGTATTCATTCTTGGCGTTGGAGTAGCTGAGTGCGTCATCCTTCTGCTTATTCTCGACAGAGATTCTCGCGAAATTGCTGGCAGCATTCTCCAGAGCACTGGCGATCTCCATGTTTCCGCTGCCGGGAACGTCAACGCGGCTGCTACGCAGGCTAGGTCTAGCGCCGTAGTCCAATACTGATGGAAGTGTTGCCATATTTGTTCCTAAGTCAGGTCAGCTTCGATCGTAACGGTGGCGATATCAATGGTGTCACCGCCCCCAGTTGGGCGAATCTTGATGGTCCCTGTGTAGATCTGCAGGCCAGAGCCAACGACATTCAAAAGCCAGAAAATTGTGTTGACGCCAGGATGCCAAACTCCTTCTGGGTACTCGATCGGGTCTGGGGTTCCCGGCCCACCGTCAATGCGAAAATCATAATCAGCCATATTCAGCGTGCCGCAGCCGCCATCCCACCGGCCAATCAGGATGTTGTTGGTCGTACTGGTAAATCGCGTGATGGTGCCATCTGTCTCGATCTCTATGCCCGGGCGAGCTGGAGATGGATAACTGTCGAATGCTTCATACGGATCACCAATGAACTGCGGCGTGCAGATACCAGCCTCTCCAGCTACCGCACGATACATCAGTGCAAGGGCGCTCATGTGAGCTGCTTCCCTGCGATCTTCCATTGGCCAGCGGCGTTCTTGAAGGCTACCGCGTAGCCGCCATTAGCCAGCGTCCGAGATCCGGTCGAGCCGTCATCGGCAAAAATCAGCGTATCAGTGCCGCCAATCGCGATTGTCAGGGTGCCACCACCGTCATTGTCAAAAGCGATGAAGGTGCCGATCTTGTACGGGACTGAAGCCTCTGCAGCGATCGTGTATGTCTCGCCGGCGCCACCGGCGTCCTTACGGATTGTCTTGCCTTTGTCAGCCAGGACAGTCGTGTAGTTGCCGTTCTGCAGGTTGACGTCAGAGCGTGATGGATCAAGAAGCTGATCGGTGCCGGCGTCACTGGTAAACATCGGTACGTTGTCGCCCTCTGACTGCACCCAGAACTGGCCAAGGGCTGCAAAATCAGTGTCGGCGGAGGCTGCCTCGCCAATATAGATCGAGCCGAGGTTCCGCCATGGTTTTGTTTGCTCAACGTGCGTGATGCCGACCGTGCCAATCAGATTGGCAACACCGGCATTGACTGAGAGCGTGTACTGGTTAGTGCCATCTGTGACGCCAAGCGTCGACTCTGTCATCAGCGCACCTGACGCTGAGTTGATCGTTATGTCGGTTGCAATAACCCAGTTATTGCCTGCACCGTCGCCGGCAAGAACCGAGCTAACTGCTGGAGAAGGCAAGGATCCAGCGGACTCAGCAACCCACCCGGCATTGTTGCGCACGTAGCTCGAGCCATCGATCGGAGCCTCGGTAATACCAGCCAGGGTCGGATCGAAAAACAGGATAATGTCGATGTCGTCCTGACCGATGATGATAGGACTCGGCACTCCGTCGACCTGATACAGCACGATGTCAGTCATCGACTGACGCCAGACCGGGATAATCGTGCCACCAACAATGTCGCGGTTGCCATCGAAGTCGCCGGCGCGTTGCCATGCCGAGCTCTCGACGGTGTAAATGCCGTTGTCGATCGGGTCGGCCTGAGCTGCCAGCAAAACCCTATCGCCCTCGGAAACGATGTAGCCACCAACCAATCCGCCAGTTCCAGAAGGCGACGGAATGTTGGCAAGCGATACCGTCTTGACTGGCGCCTTAATGGCCAGCCCTCCGACAAACGAATCAACCCGATAGTTTTGCTGCGTTGCCATCTACTACTCCCAGAGCTTTGTTTGTACGCTGCCTGCAGGGACAGGTGACATCGGATAGCCCTGAGCTGAAACCGCTCCTGATGCGGATGCTCCAGCGGACGCAGCAGATGGAGGACCACCGCCCCAACCACCCATGGACGCGCCGTAAGATACAACTGAGGTGACGGCATTGATGTAGGAGGCCTTCACGGCGGCATCGCCCTCTCTGCGAGCTTGTTCGGCACGGAACTGCAGGCCCTCTGCCTCATCCTTTCCGACCCATAACCTCGACATCATTCGATACATGCCCTCTGCGTTCAGGTCTGCCAGTAACTTTGTTACACCATGACCAGTGCCACCACCTGACGCGGCTGATGATGCCAGCGCCCGTGAGTACATGAATTCCTTGTTGCGCTCCTCCTCGGAGACATCTCGGGACGCTGCTGCTAGACGACGATACGACGCATCCGTGTAACCCTGTGCCTCCTGATCCTTGAGCTTCTTGGCTTCAGCTCCCTTGTACAGGGCGCCGACTGCAAGTACGGCTGCGACTGCTATCTGAGCCATGCGTAATACTCCCCTTCAAGGTGTGTGAATCCGAGTCGAAACAGTATCCTGCAGCCCTCGGCGTGTTCCGCGATGGAGATTACCGGCCCGCGGTAGGCATCGCAAAATCTCATTGACTTCTTGACGATCCGCATGACTGCAGGGCCGGACAGATATGGTTCCAGCTTCTCGTTGAAGTCCGCAAAGAACTTGCCGATGTCACCTTCTCGCGCAACACCGACTACACCGCAAACTTCATCGTCAACAAGAGCGACATAGGCGCGCATCGTCACCCTTGGAGGTTCACCAAAATACGCTTCGATGTCAGCCGAACTGGCTAACCTCGTCGTGATCTTGGACTTGACCGCTTCTCGATCGACTCGAACTCTGCTGTTGCAGCCAGGATTGTCGCCGGTCTTGGCGATTGAAATTGCAGGCATATGCGTGAATCCAGCTTCCAATCTCCCCCGAAAGAGAAATTGTCCTCATGGTAGTCCTCCCAGATAAAGTCATCGGCTGTAACCTGACCTTGCTCAACCAATGGCATGTCGTAGAGGGTGTTGAAATCGGGGCCGTACTGGATCCCCTGATAGTGAAGGTTCTCGGCAATGAATCCCAAGCGGCTGATCTTCTTGCGCTCCATCAGGCCAATGCCTTGAATCTCTCCGAGCTTGGCGCTCTTGAACTGGCCAGTGTACGGCAGCCCATAAATGATGTTTGTGTAAGGTGCACCATCGAGTCCAGACAGATCGAGCTCGCCAGGTGTGCCGAACTGAGTAACCTGAGCTGTGCCACGGTCAGCGCCATCAGCCCAGATCGACACTGTCAGGCCAGACAGTCTCTCCAGCCCTGTCAGGAAGTCAGTTGCAACTCCGGTGTACTGGCCCCATGCGTCTGCCATGTAGTTATTCAGACCACCGATCGCCTCACTCTCCTTGGACCACTTCAGCAGGAATCGCTCCTCGCCTTGTGCGCTGTTGAAGCCCTTAACCGTGTAATAGACCTGATCCTCGACTACCCCGGGAAGAACCGCGACATCCTCAACGCACCAGTTGCCGGGTCCACCGAGCTCGACCTCACACCAGCAGATGACGTTCTCGGCGCGGTCATAGACCAACATCCCGACAGTGCCGTCATTACGCACGCAATGCACTCGAACGTCTGGCTTCATCTGCACAGCAATCTGCCGGATGCCAGCCACGTTGTAGTCAGGCGCGAAGATGCTGAGATCAGCAGACTGGTACTCCTGATCCGTGCCAATGGCCAGCTCATAGAGTCGCTGCTCAGTGCGATCAACGAATACGCCCTTCGAGTTGATTTTTCGGATGTTGAAGTTGGTTGGCGTGATTGCCTCATCGAACGAGCTCGAGCGTACGCTCAATGGACTGTTTCCATCCATGCTGGCTGCATCTAGGTTCGCTGAGTTATCTGAGGTTCCGAGCAACAGCTTGCCAAATGATTTCAGCCAAGCAATTGTGCGGATCGGTCCAGAGCCTATGTTTCGATTGATCGGTCCAGCATCGCCAACCTGGTTGTCGTCATAAGACTCGTAGCCATCAGATACAGATGCCCAGATGCGATCCCTACCGGCCCACCAGAGCCGGCCCTCATGCAGCTCTACTGTGTCTGGCCAGCCGTTTGCCATGCCACCATTCCACTGGCCAAGGCTCCAGTCTTTACTTGGAGTGATTGATCCTAAGTCGCTGAGCACCACGGCGTCGATAACCGTTGGCGAGGTATAACCTGTCATGCGGGCGATGCCCTGAATGGTTCCACCGGGATAGGTGAGCGTGCAGTTGACTGGGCCAGATGTGAAATCGCCGGCCTTAATGCCAAGCCGGTAATAAATTACAACATCGTCCTGACCATCGGAGATCGTGAGACTCTGGTTCGTTGTCCACACAGGCGACCAGTCAGTCCAAGGTCCAGAGTCGGTGCCAATAGAGAACTGCAGCGTTACCGTTGCTGATCCTGGCGGGATATTCTCGATAATTACCAAGAAGTCTCTGGCCGCGCCCTTGCCTGTTACGCGAATCGGTTTTGTGAACGTGTCGTCTGCGTTGATGCCATTCGTGACAGTCTGGCCAACAGAGTCAATACGGATAAGAGCTCCTGCACCAAAGATACTGCCGCCCATGGTCTGCTCGAAGATTGGCTCTGATGCTGTCAGCGTGATGTCGCCAGCAATCGCGGATGGCGTGATCGTCGTCTGAGATACATTCAGGACATTGAACGGGCCGTCCTCCGGGCCATAGTCAACCACCGACCATGATCGCGGATAAGACACACTGAGGTCGACGTATTCGCGGCGCTCGATCTTCTTTTGCTGCAGGCCATCAGCAGCGCAATAGATGACATCTCCTGACTGAGCCCACCGCACTGATGCGACCTGAGACTCGGTTGACCACCCAGTCGAGAACTGCAGCACTCCAGCGGCGGTGATGCCACAACCGCCTACCGTCACGGTGTACTCGCGATCGGTAGCAAGCTCAATGAAAAAATGATCCTGCTGAGGTATGAAAGCGATACTGTGAGCGCCCTTCTCCAGGAGTGTCTCAGACACCAGCTCGTCACCGTTCAATGTCTGGCCGACGCGCAATCGCACCGGACCTATGCGCGGCGAGATAGAGAGCGAGTGCTCGACCAGTTGCTCACCAACTCCAACCTCGACACGCTGCGTCACCTTGGCGTAAGTCTCTCCTGATCCTGACAGCAATAGGTCGCCTGTGCCTGAGCTCGCAGTTGAGCCTGACTCTGAATCGTCCTGCCAGTCATTGACGCCAACACCCAGGGCAGCGTTGAAACCGCCATCGGTAACAGCGGCCGAAACAGCTACGCGCGACACCAGCTCATCATCGACACGGATCCGCATGTAGCTGCCCTGCCCAAACTCAATCAGCGCCGTATCCTCGGATCCAAAGATGAACGGCATCTGCCTGACAAGGTTGAGGTCCTCGAACATGCTGTCGATGTATTTCAAGCCCGGACGGAACATCGCGGACCCGAGGACCCGCGGTATGAGGTTTTTCTGGATCTCGGCCGACATGGCCATGCGATCTAGGTCTATTCGAGCCAGACCGCGCTTTGATACAACTCCCCGGTTAAAGGCGAGGAGGACCTTTTCACCCATCGTCATCAGGCTACCCGATCAACTGGTTGCGCTTGCCTCGATCACCTGACGAGCTATTGCCTCGCCTCGAGCTTGCCCAACCACCCTTGGGAGCGAATTTTGCTGGCTCCTCCATGGCATCTGTTGCCTTGGACTCAGACAGCCACATTTTGTATTTTGCCAATAGCGACTGATCGGATATGTCTATGCCAGTAAGCCGAGGCGCCACCTTCATGGCCATGTAGTGCTCGACCATCTCGGTGAAGTTCGGCGGCCAGAGTGAGAAATCACCGCCAAACTGTACGTCATTCGACACGTACTTGATGTAAAGCAGCTCAGCGTCAGAGAACCACCACGCGCCCTCTCGAGAGTAGCGTGTGCATGGAAGGTTGAAATACTCGTCGTAACAGACGGCCATCGTCCGCATCCAGTCAGTTGGAGCGTCAAAGCCATATTGATAGCCGAAGGCTGGCGTGATTGATGGATTTGCCGACAGCTCTACGGTGCGTTGCGCGAAATACCACTGGCCCATCTGCAGAACTCGATCTATCAAATCGTTATCCCAGATGTCATCCAGCTTGTAGCGAGGCTCACGATTCTCAGTCAGGGAGGCCAGTTTGCGCTCTCCGAGTACGTTCAGAGCGCCGTTGTAAAGAGCTAATTTGGATGTCATTTACTACTCCTCGCCAGCGCATCCCTGCGCTAATGTTCAGTCCTTGATCGGCTATCTGCCTGCGGCTGACTCATGGTTTGCCGCGTACCGCCGAGCAAGTGACTCAGTCTCGAACCCATCCTTCAATGGAACATCTCCGCGCACTACTGCCCACTTGTGATGTGATCCTTTGAACTCGACCTTATAGATCGAAGGCAAGGATACCGCCTGCTCCAGAGGCGTGAGCTCGAACTGCTGAATTCTGACAACGTGGGCGTACAGGCGGCCTGCGCCGCATACGTGGAATACATCCTTCCACGCCATATTGTCAGGCATAGCAACGATCTCATCTCCAGGGCGGAGCGATGTGGCAATGTGCTGCCAGTAGTTTTCGTTGAGAAGGTCGTCGCGATCAACCGACATCGGCACGTTTACACGCCATCGATTTGCTGCTTCAACCTCGAGGCCGAATCTAGCTTGTGTGATAGGGATGAGCTCCCCTTTTACTTCCTCGACTGGCTGTTCTTTTACCGCTGCTTCTGCCATTACTGGTCTCCGTAACAAGAAAGGGGCAGACCCGGATGAGCCTGCCCCTCGCATTGTCGCGCCTAAGCCTTTGTTACGTCAATTAGGCTTATGGGTTGCTGACGATGATGGTTGTCACCAAGCCAGCGGCGTCGATGGCAGACACCAGGCCCCACGATGCGTCGACCGTGTCCTCAACAAAGAGGATTACGTCACCGACCCGAAGGCCTTTGTCGTGTCCATCAGTGATGAAGGACGCGGCCTGCATGTTGCCAAGCGTGTTGTCAGCGGTGAGAGCTCGATACGACCACTGAGCTACGGCGTAACCACCGTCATCAGCGGCCGCATTGTCGCCAGTACCCATGCGGGGAAACATTTGCTGCAGATTGTCAGACTTGTAAGCCATGCGAATCTCCTTACGCGGTTAGAGTCGTTCCGACAGCGTGTACGAGTACAACACCACTGTTCTGGAGCAACTGTGAGCCCATGTAGATCGAGCAACGAGACCACGAATAGTCCTGCTCCTCGTCATACCCCGCCCGCGCCTCAATGTTGTCGGCATTGTAAGCGTGACCGATCGCGTTCTTGTGGTACGCGAAGCAGGTCTCGTCTGCGGTGCCTTTGCCAGGGAGGTCCGGGTGAACGACAAAGTTCATGCCGAGCCAGCGGTAAGACTGCTGGCGATCGCGCCATGCCTCGGGCGTATTGTCGATCGGCCCATTGGCTGTGAAGTCGCGACTGGTGAACGATGCCAGCGTCAGCAACATGCCCTCGAAGTGAGGCGTGACGAGCATATTGATGTTTCCATCGAACGGCACATCGGCCTGACCCAGTCGGGTCTTGGCTTCGAGACACAGGTTGAGCGTAACGACAGCGGCGGCGCCGGTGTTGATGGTGCCGGTGTTCAGCTCGGTGATGATGTCAGAGTCAATCTTGCGATTGATGACGGCCATGCAGGTCATCTGCATGATCGCGCGCTGATTGCCTTGGCTGGCGAAGATGTTGAAATCGGTCTTGCGAACGAGATCATGCCACTCGACCAGCGTGCAGGCAGGCTGCGCGAGGTTGTCGCCGCGTGCCGGAATCAATCCGTTCACACCGCGGGTTTTAGCGGTTGCACCGCCTGAATCAGCTACCAGAAACGTCGCTACGTTTCCCTTGATTACGGAGTCGGTCGTGACCGAATCGCGCAATAGGGACTGGTGCTGCTCGAATCCGGCAATGAATTCCTGCCGGTATTGTGTTTGAAAAGCAGTTTCGGCCATGTCGGCTCTCCCAAAAAAAGTGAATTTCCATTTCCACTGGTCGGGTTGGCCTGATCTTGGCTGTGTGAGGGTTAGCCTTGCGGGGCCTCACACATTGCCGGCTCAGGGGCCGGGGGGCGCCGGGGCTCGAATGAGGTTGGCCGGCTTGATGTGGTGACTGCGAATTTAGCCCTGCATCAGCCAGGTTGTCAACTACGTGTAGCTATTCGCTGAACCGATCACCGTGTTGGCCTTGGCCAGCTCTCGCTGACGGAGTGCCTTCACGGTTTTCGAGTCATATACGACGCCATCGAACTCAGCCTTCTCTTTGCCACGATCGAAGTAGCCCATTGACCATGCTGTCGGAGGCTTTGACCACCTGAATGCCTTAGAATTTAGCAACTTCCCCATCAGTAGCTCTTTGCTTTTTTCTTGGCCTTCTTGGTCTTGCCGCTGAACGGGGTTTTCGGCTTAGCCGGCTTTGAGCTGGATAGCCTGCCAACATATTTCGTCTGCGGTGCCGATTCGCTCATAGCTGATCCGTTTCTCCACCAAGGGGAGTTTTTGCGCGACGACCTCGAGCACGGCCGGGAATCGGTGAGGCGACGTTCGAGGTGCCACGACCCGGCTCAATGCCGGTATAGGTGACACTCTGCTTGCGCTTCCTCATGTCAAAGACCTTCCTGAATAGCTTTGCCATGACCCCTCCTTACTAGGCTGTGAAGTCGATTGAATCACCCGGTTGAACAGGGCCAGTGTCAATCGCCGCTTCCGGCTGATTGTCGTTATTGGTCTCGATGTGCTCTGTGGGCTGCAACGGTGCTGCCATGATGGTTCTCCTTAACCAGTCTTGCGTTTGTCGTGCTCCAGTCGGATGTCGTAGAGCTCCAGAAGTCGATCCTGCATCTTCTGGTCAGCATTGTACTCCTTGCGATTGGTGCGCATAAATTTCTCGATCTCAGCGATCTCGTTATTGAGCGTCTGAGCTGGATCGTTGTTCTGGCTGATTACCCTGGCCAGCGGATCCATCTTGCGGCTCAGGCCTGCAAGACCCTTGACGATCTCTGGGATATTCATAATTGCTCGGCCTTCACCGTCGCGAGCATTCAGTATGGCGTCTTTAGCCTGTTCGCCAAAGGTCGTTTCCAGCAGCTTGCTGACCATATTGATGTTGGTGCGGTAATCAGATCCCCACTCGTTGCGCAGCGCGTCCTCAGTTTCCTGATGGTGCGAGTGATCGATCTCCGCGAGCTGCTCCTGCTGCTGCTCAGCGAAGCCGTTGTACCAGCCAATAACTTCCTGCATGACTTCAGGAGATACGTTCTTGCTGTGCATTTTCGTTGCAAAGTCAGTGAAAATCTCCTTGTCAGCCTCACCAACAACCAGACCCTCTGGCAGATTCTCAAAGTAACCTTCAGGCTCAGCAGGGATACCGTTCGCCTCGCGAAACGCCTTGATGTCATCGTCCGTCGCGTCCGGGGCCGGGGCCTGCTTGTACATGCCACCGCGGATCGTGGCTTGCGCTTCACGGAATGACTTGCCCATGTCAGCCGGAGTCGAGAACCTGTCGAGCTGACTCTTGAACTTGGCGTCGTCGCCGGCGATGTCGACTCGCCAGTCACGGTTCTTGGTATTCTCAAAATCTTCGAGGAAGGCCTGCGGGGTGTCGTAACCCTTCAGCAGCTCAATACGCTCCGCGGGAGCATCATCGCCAACAAGCGGCTGGAACCAGGTTGGCTCTGCAGGATTGTTGATCGGGTTATCGGTTGTCTGGTCTGTTTCCGCCATCTTCTATCTCTCTCGCTGAAATTTTATCGGGATCCGTCCTTGTCGGGGCCGACTTCAGCATCCATACCAAAGTGGTTCCTATGAAGCGTTTGCCTTCCGCGAAGGTCGTGCCGTGCTGATCTCCTGGCCGGTAGCTCGTATCGTGAGTGCCAGCAGCGCGAATCATATACTCGATCGCTGCAATTTGCTGCCGCTCTGAGGCCTTTCCGTTCATGCAGGCGCGCAGCGCCATGACCTCGAAGTTGGTGTAGTCCGGACGCTCCAGAGGATCCTTTTTCGGCAAGCACTCGCCAATCGTGTCGCGGATCTCTCCCATCAGGCAGCTACATCAACGCCAGTCAACTGCGAGGCCTGAGCAACATCGCGGATCGCGGCGCCACCCTTCTGGGCAACTTCGGCGCCTTGCTGAATCTCCATGGCTTCCTGATCGCGGTCGGCCTGTGCCTGCACTTGATCCAAAGGAACCATGTGTCTGGCCGGCAAACCGATACCTGTCAGGGCATCTCTGAGAGAACCATTGACGTCGACGTTGTAAGCGGCAGTCGGATCCATCTGTACAGCCCTCTCGAGAAGATCTGCAGTTTCGTAGAATACCGCGGCCTGCTTGCGCTCGATGGCGTCGTGCAGCGGACTGACAAACTTGAAATGCACTTCCTGACCCTGCAGCTCTTGTGGCATGTCCTGCACGGATCCAAAAGCGCCAGCGCGCAGAAGGCTGTCGAAGGTATCTTCACAAAGTTGGCCGTTGTAGTCGTGCTCCATCGGCTCGAATAGTGGCAAGGCTGCCCTGACATACTCCTCTACGCGCTGACCTACTTCAAACGCCGTCATGTCGCCCTCTGGCGGCGGCAGCGTTAATTTATTCAGGTAGAAAGCCTGCGTGAGCATCTGCATCTGCATGTCGCGCTCGTTGTAACCCTGCGGCAATCCCCTGCGATCCTGAGCGATCGGCCTGAGCACATCACCCTTGCGCTCGTCGTACTCGACATCGGCCCATGTAATGCCACCGGCATACAGTTGCACATCACCGCGGACAGCGTCCTGGGTGGCAATCATCGGTGGACGCACGGACATCTCGCCGGCTTCGAGAAGCGTCAGGCTCATGGCCTGTAGCAGCCGTGCGTCCGGTAGGCCGGCAACAGTGGCGGGGGAATAAGCGTATTGGGATCCGGATACGGTCTGCCATCTTGGCACCGTGAAGCCCATGGAGTTCTGCGGCATCTCACCCATGATGTGATTGTTCAGAGTGTCGATGTAGCTCAGCACCCACGGATAGCCCTTGGCTATGTCCTGCTGGCCCTGATAGACGTCCGTCGAGGCAACCATTCTGAGGCAATCGATCTTCTGCAGATCGCCACCCATCTGCATCGACATACGCTCGACGTTCGGGTGCAGCTTCATGCCCATCTCTTTGAGCTCTTTGATGGTCGGCTTCCATTTCACATACAGCTCGCCAATGGTGCCATCAGATTTCTCGGCCCATGCGCAATCGCGCAGATGCCATGTCCTGTATAGCAAGTGCGGTCGCTGTGAACTCCAGATTATTTCACGCGAAATTACACACTGACCAAACGCGGCAAAGTCTGCATCAGCCTCAGCCGTGGCGCGGATGAACTGCGCCTTGCGATCGTACATCGCCATGCGCATCCGCTTGGTGGCCCAGTCGAGCCACTGGTGGCCGGCCTGCGTCAGCATGTCCTCGTCATGCACCGAGATCGAAAACCACTCTTTTGCCCGCGGGCGCAGCATCGCTGCAAACGAGGTCGACAATTCGCGGTGCACAATAATCGGATAGGAGCTGTACAGATTGGAGGCAAACTCCTCACCGACATAGCGAGTCACGGTGAAATCTGCGCGCTGCGGGTAAAAGTTGTCGGCAATTTCCTGCCACAAGGTTGTCAGGACCTTGCGGTCAGACCAGAGCTGCATTCCGCGTGCTACAAGGTCTTGAGGTCTCATCCGAGTGTGTCTCCGGAGGTCATTACCGTCGAGGCGCGTGAGCCTACTCGTTTGGCGGCCTTGCGCCGTTCGATCAGCTTGAGCATCTGCTCATCCGGCATGTTGGCATTCTCGAATTGCTTGTTGATGGCCTTCTGTTTTTTTGCCTTTTTCTCGGCGCGAATTTCGTCGTTGGTTTTCCAGCCCTTGCCGACAGACGCATTGAATGATCGCTTGGCTGTATTTTTGAGTCCTGACATTAGTGTCTCCCTCCCCTCCGTGGGCCGAGATTTACGGCAGGTCGCCGCGAGGCTTTGCCAAGCATCGTACCCGCCAATTGATCTTTGCGCCACTCATGCAAGTGTGTAACTGCCCGGGCGCCTGCACTCCATGCCTGCACCACAGCATCTCCCCTGTCAGGAGAACGAGCAAGCAAAGCGACTACGTCTTTTTTCGGTGTGATCTTGATGCCGTTTGCGGTCAGCTCCCAGGCCACAGCGGTCAGGTCTGAAACCAGCATCGGGTCATCCGGAAGCGCAATCGGTGAGCCACCATCCTGCTCAGGATCCAGCGCCTCCATGAAGCGGTAATAGACCTCTGCGCGCTTGTTGAAAAACTTGAGCTGCTTCTGTTTAGTGCGGCCAACGGACGGATCCATGCCCACATGGCGCTGACACTCAACACCATTCTCCTCGAGATGCGCAAACGCCTCAGCACCGTTCATCTCACCACAGTCAATCACCGGAATCGCGTTATGCTTCCTGTGCTTGATAACCAATGCCGCGACATCGCGGCCGTGCGGGGTCTGATGGCCCGGGACGGCAATAACAGGTGGATAAAAACCGTCATAGCGCGGCGCCAGCACCGTTTCGTCCTTCTGGCGAGCGGCATCGACACCGATCGCGCACATCGGCACATTTACGGGCGGCTGGCCGTTGTAATCGTCGCGCCATCTGTTTTGCGCGGCTCTGATCCAGTCGGTCGGGATGAGCTGGTCGGGCTCGTCCTGGCGGGCCGCCATGAAGTTACCGTCACGAATGGCCGATCGTAAAGGCTCCTGTAGCGCATCGAGCTTGGCCGCATACTTACCGTCTGAGGCAAGAAACGGATTGTCGTCGAGCTTTCCGGGGATAAAGGTTCTTGATTCGGGGGTGAGGTATCTGATCGTGCCATCCGGGTTCTTCCTGCCTGAGTCAATTTTTACATCCGGGCCATCGATCCAGTGATCGAACGAATTACCACCATCGCCCTGCATCGTGACTACCCAACGCAGCTCACCAGGCTTGGCCGGATTCGGGTAACGATTATCCAGCCACGGCGCAAACATCGAAATGATCCAGTCGCCCGCTGAAGTGGTTGGCGGGTTGCTGGCCAAAACCACCCGACACCGCTGCCCATCCTCCGCCGATCGCACCCAACCCATCAAAAAGCGCACCTGCTTCTCACGATTCTGCACCACCTCGTCAATCGCGAGCAGATCGTGCGCCTGACCCTGCCAATGCTCCTCATCACCCGGCTTTGCCAAACCACCAAAATCGATCAGGCGATCATTCACGGTGCGCAATCTTGGCGGAATCGAACCGTTGTAACCCTTGTCCGTGCCATTGATCTCCTTGGCCCGATCCGTCAGGGCCGTCAAATCAACGTAGTGCTTCCTGATAATCAGCGTGCGCTTGTGCTCAGTGAATGCGAGGCCGAGTATCAAATCGGTCTTGCCGGAACCACCGGACCCGCCGTAAAGCAATACATCGGCCTCACAATTGACCGCGTCAAGCTGCGGCCCAACAGTCGGAAACCACATCCTCCCTGTTGAGCGATCGCCAATCGTGGCATCCAGCTCAGCACGCTGCTCAGGCGTCATCTGCTCATACTTCTTGAGCAGATCCTCCATCAGTAAACTCGACTGCACGTTCATTTCCACACCGGAAATCGAAACCAGAACGGCATACTGGGTATCGCAATCGCCCGCAAATCCAAAACCACCTGCTGCACAACATCAGTCGGAACCATCAACAACTTCAACGGCCCCTCACGATCATCCAGCGGCAACGGATGCTGAAACGCCGGATTCTGAACCTCAACAACCGGCCCGGTGACACGCTTAAAATCCGTGTAGATCAAGCCATAACCCAACGGCATCTTGGTCTTATTGATCGAGTCAATAAACTCCTCACAATTCATCCACGGATCGCCTTCATCGCCTGCTTGAAATCGATCATGCCACCGTACATAGGCGCCGACAATCGCCTCGCCAAAGAACGCAAATACTCCACCTGACGATTCCTGTCCTTACAATTCCGACAAAACTCCGTGTACTCCGCCTTGTGCGCCGGAATCTCCTGGGTAAGCCGAAACTCCGGATCAGCAAGAAACATCTCCCACCACAAATCCACCAAATCACCCTGCTGCTGAAAATGCACCCGCTCATGCGCAATCAACTCGCGCGACAAATCACCCCTCGAGGGCGAATAGATCTTCCCACCATAAGCAAAGATATTCCGCTCAGTAACCGGCAACACCGCACGAATCGCCTCTATATTCGGCGGCCAATCCTGCACAACCTCCGTCACTTCCAATATCCCAACCTCCAAAGCGACCAAATGCCCCAAACGATCAACACCCGGCCAAAACCCAGTCAAACGCCACCACCTCTGACGCCACCCCTCAAACCCTCGCCTGTCAAACTCAGGCGCCTTAACAGGATCCCCAAAAACCTGACCCCTTCGCGACACCTAGCGAAGCTCGAAATTTTTTTTCACCCTCACTTATCCCGCTCCACACACACCGCAATAAACCCAACATCCTCGCGCTCAGTCTGCACAGAATCGCGGGCAGCAATGCAGCGGGCCTCCTGATGATACACGCCCGCCTCGACCGCAGGGGCAGGGGGATGACCAGGAACCACCAACCAAACCAGCAAAATCCACTCAATCATGTCGGTACACCTTTTTGCTACGAAATTTTTTGAAATTCTGTATGGAGAGGCTCCATCCCCGCGGTCGGCCGCGCGCTCAGCGGGCCCCGGGTCGTATATAAGGCCACCCCACCTTCGGCGCCGCGAATCGTCGTGTTGCTTAGCAACAGAGCGAGGCTGAAGCCCTTAGTCTGCAATGGATGTGTCCGGCGATTCGGGCCATTCGGGCTCTGTCGGTACAAGGCTCGATTCGCCCTCAATGACTGCCCCGGCTGCCTGATCCTCCAGCATGAACAGGGCGAGGCGCCGCATTTTCTCCCGGTCT